TGTTTGTCAAGTCATTTTCGGTAACGATTTCGTTATAAACTTTTTTCGTGTTTTGGCACTTTTCGGGTTCAAAGTGTGGTTTACTTTTCTTGTCACCGAAAGACGGAGACAGAAAGAAGAAAAAGAAATGAACACTCTAACCGCCGTAGGAATCGCCTTGTTGGGTGCTTGCATCCTCGCCCTAGTTTCACCGCTTGCAGTCTCGCCGGCTTTCGTTCTCGCCTTTCTTGGCGGTAATGGATTGCTAGCCATCGCCTTGGGTTCACTCGTGGCTTGGATGGAGCGCAACTAATGAACACCTGCCAACTTTGCGAAATCGAAACCGAAACCGATTTCATTGACGGAATCGAAACCTGTTTCGATTGCCAGAACCTAACCATTGACCTTGAAGAAATCGAAACCGAACAGGAAGAAAACTAAAATGATTACCCTGAAAGAAGCCCAACTAGCCCTAGCCCGTAGAGAATCGTTTGACGCTGGCAACCTATGGGCAAGAGACAACTTCGGCAGTTACGAGGTTTACAGTTACGCCCTGCTAATCGCTACTAGCCCAAGCATTGCTTACGCAAGCGCCGAACACTCAGAGGTGTTGGCTCAGGCTTATGGCAGAAGCGTCACCACGAGCAAACACGCCAACATTGTGAAAAAGGCTTGGGGGATTTGATGAGAGGCATCGCCCTGATGATTCTAGCCCTAGGCACAGCGCTACACGCTGGCGACACAGGCGACAGATTCGAGATGATTCTAGCCATCGCCCTTGTGATTCTATCCATCGCAACATTCAAGAAAGAAACGGAGTAACAAGGTGAAACGCCCAGATTCAAACCGAACAATCCAAGCAAAAGCAAAGACCCTAACCCTAAAACAGAAACGCCAAGAAAAAGCCCTGATTACAGGCAGAAAGAACAACCGCTAATGACTACTATCAACCTAACGCCAACCAGAGCAGAACACGCCAGAATCACCGCCTACATTATGGCAAGCCACCTAAAGACAAGCATCTCAGTTTTCGGGGATTACAGAAACTACACAGAGTTGGAGGAGAACGCCATCTTTGCAACTTGGAACGCCCTCGAACAGATTCACGAGACCTACAAAATCGCCGGTATGGATTTCTGGCAGGATTGCCCAAAGGCTCACAAGGCTAACCTAATCGTGGCAACTCACAAGGGAATCCTTGAAGAGTTGACTGCACAAGCCAACAAGTAACAAACCGCCTAGCCCTTGGCAGGGTTCAAATCAGGTTCGATTCCTGACTAGGCACTTGACAAATAAATAAAAAAATGCTAGGATTCTTTTATAAAGAAAAATAGCCCTTGAGTTTGGTCCGATACGCTCAGTTACAGAACGGCTCAAAATCCACCCTGCCCTTTTTATTTTCATAACGATTTGGTAACATCGCTTGACACCGCGAGCGCTTTCTGCTAGACTTGGTTTGATACCCTTTTTCTGCCGACCTTTTTTTGAGGTTTTTTGAATAGTTTAGCACAGATTCCCCCGAATGTCAAGCCCTTTTTGGTAACGATTTTGTTATAAAAAAAACTTGACAAAAGCGTTTTTTTATGATAGGCTGGATTTGATACCCAAAAAATCTGCCGGCTTTTTTTGGGTTTTTTGTCTAGGCTACCACAAATCCCCCAGAATGTCAAGCGGTTTTGATAACGATTTGATAACATCACCAGCGCCTCGTAGAGACACTTTCAGGGCTTGCCGTATGTGATTACCCATAGAAGCACCTGAAGCCCTGTATCGGGCGCTAGTGGCTTCCTAGGGCATAGTGCCGATTTATGGCTTGACCAAAGTTTTTTCGATTTTATCGGCGTGTCGTTTTGACTTTTGCGTGAGAGTATGCAAGACTGTTCCCAACAACAAAGCAACACCACAGAAACAAAAGCGACACGCCCGAGAATCAAATAGATTTGACAAAGTTTCAAAAGTGTGCTAAGTTTCTATCAACACCGAACAAAGGAAGAAAATGCTAGACCAGAAAAAACTCGTAGACATTGTAGACCGGATTTATGTAGTCACCGACATTATCTCGTCTTACGATTCGATGAACACCGACATAATCGAAGCCTACACAAGCCCAGAAGATTTGGCAGAAACCCTGTATTATGTCAATGACGCAATCCTGAACCTACTAGAGGCAAAGAAAATGATTCTAGCCCTGATGCAGAAAGAAGCCTAAATGTCAATCAGTTACCGAAAGACAAGCCAAGGTGCTTGGGAGTTATCCGACATTGTGAACGGATACTTTCTAACCCGACAATATTTCTACTACACCAAGGCAGAGGCAACCGCCCTGTTCCGCCAAGAAATCAAAAAAGCCCGAAAGGATTCATAGTGCTAGACTGCCAGAAACTAGGCGACAACCATTCTGAAGACAAGGTAGCCTTGTATTACGGAAGCGTAACGCCTTACTACCTATGCGGATTCCACGCAAAATACCTCAAGCCCAAAGATTACGAAACCCTAGCGAAAGGCGAATAGATGAAAACCTTTGTTCCCAACTCTTACCTAAAGGTGCTAAGATTATTTCTTCAAGGTGTTAGCCCTGCTAACATCCGAGAAGCCCACGAGGGATTTATCCCCGAAGAGCAACTAACCGATTACCTAGCCGACATTTCAAAACGCTATGCCGATGTTATCAAATGGGAGAAAGAAGACTAATGAACCTAGAACAACTAACGGAACACTTGTATCACTTGCAGGATGTCACCGCCGAGATTGAACACGATGACCTTGAACGCCTAGCCCGATTCATTGACAACAACTATTCGATTCGAGACTACATCCAACTCACCGATGAGATTGCCTCAATGATTCGTGATGAGGAAGACGCATATATCGGCACTTACGAAAGTGAAGCGGATTTTGCCCAGACCTATTTTGACGACACCTGCCAGACCATTCCGGATTGGGTAGTTGTTGATTGGCAAGCGACATTCGATTACTCGCTACAATACGATTTCATTTTTGAATCTGGATATGTTTGGAGAAACTGCTAATGCCCGAATACTTTTGCCCAAACTGCTACAACTACAAAACCCACACCGCTATTAGCGGAGACAAATATTGTTCCTGTTGTGGTGAACCTGAACACAAGTTTATTCGCCTAGCCCTCTAAACCTTTATACTCTTATAATATTATTATAAATATATAATATTATTATTAGATAGGTATAGAAACCAAGTAATATCGCATTGACCTTGTATCAAGTTATCCACAACCAAGGCAAAAAACCTGTGGATAACTGCCAAAGTGTTATGTTATTCTTTTATGTTTTATACAGAATCCCATAACACTAAAACATAATAGATAGCGACATAACATAATCCACTGTTACCAAAATGTTATGAAACTGACTTGACAAACATAAAAGAATGTGCTATGGTAGTATCACAACCAACAAAGGAGAAATAATGATTCTGAACAAAAATGCAGATTACATCGAGATGCCAGAGTTAGCAGAAGAGTTGTTGAAGCGTATTGAAGATTACAAAAGGGAGCGAGCCTACAACGAGGGTAACCCGAAATGGCAGGTTTACCTAGACGGAGTTATCTCTGGCTACAAGAGTGTTCTAAGCGCTATCGGATATGAGGAGGAAGACTAATGCCAGAAACATTTACAGTTAGCCGAGAGGTTTCTTACCCAGACCTATGGGAGATGGTATTCGGTTCAGACGGAAGCGGAATGACCTATTGGTGTGACAAGATTCGCCAAGCCGATGGTAAAGGGATTGACCTTTACATCAAGCAGGATGGCGAGTTAGTGCCAAACCCACAAGACTTTCGGGTTCACGATGCAGAAGAAGACAAGTGGCACGATGTCACGCTAGAAGCCCTAGCGGAAGCATTTCGACACGCCGACAGAGAACACTTGACACATTGCGGATACTATGCTATAACTGATATTGAACAAGCAGATGCTTGCAACGGAGATACCCTAGTGCAACTAGCGATTTGGAAGGAAGTTATTTATGGATAACGCAATCGAGATTGACGAGACGACACGAGTTGTTGTAACGCCAGATGAATCCGGATACAGTATTGAGGAATACCTAGGCGATGGCGTGGGTATCCAAACCCTGAGTGTGTCACGCTACCTTTACGAGGTTAGCACGAGCGATGAGGTAACCAAGGTTGTCTCAAGGGTAAAGGATTCTATCCACTACCACAGTCACGATGATTACACAGAGAAGCGAGAGCGAGTTATCGGAGCGTGGCTAACTGCCAAGGGATACTCTTACGAGTTTGTAGGTCTTCAGGGCTACACACAGGGAGATTGGGCTGAGGTTGTAGTCTATGCCAAGGCAGACGAGATTGAGAGCCTGAAGCCTATTGTGAAAGATGTTCGAGCCTTGTGGCGTGGAGATGTTTACACGCTAACCTTGCAGAAGTCTAAAGTCTACACCGCCGAAGATGGAGACATCTTGACCGATTGGGAATGGATAGATGCAATCGGAGGAGTTATTCTGCACAATGAGGAGGATGCAGAAAAATATGCCAGAGAGATTTTCTCACTATAACTTGACAAACAAACAAAAGTGTGCTAGGGTAATATCACAAACAAAGGAGATACTATGACAATGACAATCAAGCAACTAAAGATTCAGGCAGAGCGCCAACTGCTAGAAGACTTGCAAGACATCACTTGGTTCGACAACGATGGCATTTCAATCGGCATAGATTGGATGACAAACACTATTGTGGTGGCAGACATCGAACACCCTGATGGCGCAACAATCGAAATCGGCACTTTCTCAGACCTACGAGCAATCTAACAAAGGAGACTAACAATGACTACATTTGAAGAGCGTTTCAAACTAGCCACGAAGCAACTCAAGGCTAGCGGTATCAAGGTTTATCGCAATGTTCAAGGATGTTGCAGAAGTTGTATCGGTAGCGATAAGTTTGACAATCCAACCGAGCCGATTATCTGGCACTACGGAGGTCAGGGTAGCCGGATTACCCTAGATGGCGATGTTGTCTACGACAAAGAAAACGGCTATGTTTCGCATATCTATTTCAACCACGACAACCTGAGTGATAGCCACAAGGAGATGCTTGTGAACATCTTCACTCTAAACGGAATCGTGCTTGATTGGGATAAGTCTAACGCCCAATGTATCTGTGTCAAGCCACAACTTTCTGTGGAACACCGAACAGACGAAGAGCAAGCGCATTTGGTGAACGAGATGCTGAACAAGTATTCTATGACCTACGATGAGATGTTTAGTTACCGCAACAGACAGTTGTTCAACTCTCTGTGGTCACTATACATCTCTGCCGATGGTGTTGTTGAGAGTTGGTTCAAGTCACAACGAGATTCGATTGACGCTGAAGCCAAGCGAGTAGCCGAATACGAGGAGCGAGAGCGAGTAGCCAAGGAGCAGGAAGCCTTGACCGAACGCTTGCTAGCGGTTGTCAAGCACAATGACATCGAGCGCTTTGCCCTGTGGTTGCGAGTTACTAGGGTTCACTTAGCCGAGAGCGACATCGAAAATGCCGGTGTGCTACTCTGTGCCTTGGAAGAGGCTGGATTCGTTGGTGCTTACTCAGACCTAGACGACTTGGCTATCGAACACTATGCCGAAGAGTTGAAGTCTATCCCGAAGTATTTCAGGGAGAAGATTCGACTTAGCGACATCCGCTATGACCTGATGCAACAGGTCTACACCTATGGCAGAAAAGCCAATAGATATTCAGAACCAAACTATGTATGGAAGAGAAAGTAGAATGGACTTGACAATGGATGAAATGTATGGTAGTGTGAATGAGTTGGAGCAACTGATTCTGGTTCTGGAGAGCCACTTTGAATCAGAAAGCGGATGGAACACCCTAGCGATTGGAGCAAGCAATGACTGAAGTAATGTTTACCAAGGTTGAATCAGAAGCGCTAAGCGATATGATTTACTATGCAACTCAAAACTGTATGTTCGATGAGGATGTTGCGCTATACAACTCTATCGCTGAGAAGTTGGATAAGGTTGTCAAGGTTGAGAAGCCAGATGTCAAGAAGTATGTGACTGTCAATATCACGATGGAGTATGAGTTGGATGCCTTGCGGTTTATGGAGGGTGTTCACTTCCCTGAAACACAGTTTATCGAGCGAGCCAAGGATTACTGTGCCGAAGACTTGCGAAGCCTCATCCGAGACGAAGACCTAGGCACTTTTGCAACTATCAACTACGAAGAGAGGAGCGCATAATGCACAAGACTTTTGATGAGATGGTGGCTCTAGCGTTGTCTATTGACCCACTTGCTGAGGTTCACGAGACCGACACAGACCCAAGTTACTACATCATCTACACTTCCTACGAGGTAAAGGCGGACTAATGGTAACATTCCCCGAAGCCTGTGTGTGGTGTGATGCGAAGAATATGGATTGGAACGCTAGTTTCAATGGCAAAGATATCTGTAATGATTGCGAAGAGGATAACCTTGAAGCACTAGAAAAGGAGCGAGTAAATGAGTAACATTGTTAGACACCACGACCTTTGGGTTACCGAGGATGGCACTTTCGGTCAGGGAGACATCCTGCTGTTCGACACGCAACATTGGACTGACGAGGACTGGAACGACTTTGATGAAGACGAGGCTGGAGACCCTTACTCGTTGGCTATCGAGATTACAAACCGGATTGAGCGTGAGCGCTCGCTGGTTGTGATTGAGCAGTTGCAGGATGGTTCAAGCGATTTGACTTTTGAAAGCGAGGAGTAGTTATGCAGGGTATTCAGATTGAGAATGTTCCTATCAAGTGGCTTGAAGGCGATGGCAAGTGGCATTGGCACAACATCGGTTCGTTTATGACCGAAGAGGCTTACATCGAGTTTGATGCTAGACTGCAAGCAGGAGACCCTGAAATGATTGCTTTGGATGATGGCGTGATTTTCTGGTCACACCATTACGATGGCGAACGCCTGAGTGACCTAAGCGTGCCAACAGGTTATGCAGACTTCATCGTGAACCTGAACGAATAGATTTGACAAACAAAGAAAAGTGTGCTACGCTTGTAGCACAAGAGATAAGGAGAGCAAATGCCTAAGTTTACTATCGTGGCAAAGCAAATCAACTATATGCAGATTGAAGTAGAAGCAGAGGACTTTGAAGATGCACAGGATATTTATTACGACACCGAAGATTTCATTGAGACCGATTTTACTCGTGTATCAAGTGAGTGGAATCTATGGAGTATCACAGACGAAAACGGAGTAGAGGAGGAGTATTACTTTGACTAAGTTTACTATTCATCAAAAGGCTAGCATTTACTTTGAGGTAGAAGTAGAAGCCGAAAGCCTATCGGAAGCCATCCTGCTTGCAGATGAAAGCAGTGAATGGGTTCAGACCGAGGCAATCGAAATGGAAGACGAGTATTGGTATTCAACTGATGGCTACGAGTGGGAGGAAGTAAAGTAAATGGGACTAGATATGTATTTGGAGGCACGCAAGAGTGTTTCAAACTGGCAGGTTAGCGATGCAAGCGACAAGACTGCTTTCAATGTTATCATTGAGGCTGTTGGTCTAAGCGTTGAAGACATTGACTCAGACTTCCCTGTCGTTGGTGTTGAGTTGAATGTCGGCTACTGGCGCAAGGCTAACCAGATTCACCGCTGGTTTGTTGATGAGGTTCAGGATGGCGAAGATGATTGCAGGTCTTACTATGTGAGCCGAGAGCAACTTGAAGACTTGTTTGCCCTGTGTGATGAAGTATCGGTAATCCACTCGAACGCTGAAGAGTTGTTGCCGGTGGCATCCGGAATGTTCTTTGGTTCGTATGAGTATGACGAATGGTATTTCGAGCAGGTTGAAGACACGAAAAAAATGTTGCGTAAGATACTTGACAATCCGAAGTTGAGTGGCTATGATTTATATTACAGGTCTAGTTGGTAGAGAGGAGACTACAATGGCTGAATATACTGGAAAACTTATTTTGATTCTCGATTTGTTTGAGGCTGATTCACTAGAGGAGGCTGACGCAATGGTTGACGCTTATGTTGACGAGATTTCTAATAATCACACGCTAAGTTGGAGTGAAGTTGACTGGAAGTTGGAGGAAGTAGTATAATGCTTTATGCTGACCTATACGATTACAATGTGTGGAGCGATGGTGAGGATGTATCTCTCACCGCCTACGAATGGATGCAACAGGATGGGAAAACTATTATGAATAGCGCAAACTATACATCGCTAAACCTGAACATCAAAGACCCAGCGAATCGTGATACGATTGCTTGGTTGCTTGAGAACCCTTACTGGGAAGAGGAAGACTGGACTGACCACGATGAATGGATTGACATTTCAAAGTGGAAGCGGTCAAACATTCCGCCAAAGGTTGCAGAGTTTCTGGATTCACTAGGCGATTATGTTGAGGTGGTTCAGTAATGGATGGCTCAATGATGGGTTCTGGCATCTACTCACGAGAGGTTGATTACGATGAGTTTGACTGTGAGAACGAGGATTGCGAAAAGCACAATCAGGCTGGAGAAACCACTACCGATGATTACGGAAACTACACTATCGAATGTGGTTTCTGTGGATACACTCATCGTGAGAGCAGTTTGTTTGATGACCGAGATGACCACTTCGCAGATTACGACCCGAATAACTAGAGAGGACACAAGTGGCTAGAACAATAAACAATGACGATGCTCTGCTTGATGCTGTTCGTATGGCACGAGTAAGAGAGCGTGAAGCATCTCAGATTGCTCGTAGGGAACTACAAGCGATGATTGAGAAGGCAACCAAGAAGGCTCACGCCGAGGTTGTTGCCAGCGTTCGTGCTGCCGTTCTTGGTGGTCAGTCTGCTCGTCAGATTGGTCTGGCTTACGGCTCAAGTGACCCACACACAATCCGCAAACTGATTGCGGAAGCGACATCAGACATCGCTGGCAACGGAGATGGAAGCCACCCGGACTGGATGCTAACGAGATTCTCGGATGGCTCATTCCAGATTGAGGTTGTCTCACTTGGTGACACAGGCTTGAGTGGTAGTGCTGTGTTCAAGATTGACGAAGATGGCGAGAACTTTACCGCCGTTGACGGAGACGCTTGGATTCAGGTGCAGTTATACCGACTAGGATATCGTGATGCGATTATGGAAGAATACAGAAAGGCAGAAAATGATTGAAGACGAGTTTGACCAATACAGTGAGACCGAGGAACAGATTGACTCACTCTCAGAATACTACTCACAGGTAACTGGCAGGAATATTCTGATGGGCTTTGACAATGACCTTGAGGAAGTCTACATCAACTCAAGCCGAACCAATGGCAACGAATACTTTGAGAGCGTAGACGATGCTGAGCGCCGAATCAAGCAGTTGTATTCTGACCTCATCCTAGACGATGAAGACGACTACGATTCTCTGGAGGGTTTTTGAGCCGTTCCAAACTGTCACCGCTAATACTTGAACCTCGTCAGGAGGTGGCAGTCAAGAGGATTGTAAGCGAGCCAACTCGTTCGGCTCTGAACGCCTCTCTTATGGGAACAGGTAAAACCCTTATGGGAGTTGAGGTGGCTAAGAGAATCAAAGCCAAAGTGGTTTTGATTATTGCACCGCTAAACACTTACTGGGGTTGGTGGGACACCATTCAGCGACAGAACAACTATGGCGAAACCATTACCAAGATTGACAGCAGTAAGTCTGGTGTCATTGCTTACAATGATTTGCTTAGCGGTCGTGCTGGCTGGTATTTCATCGGTCGTGAATACTTCCGCACCAAGGAGTGGAGCAAAGCCAAGCCAGATTTGGTTCTGGTTGATGAGTGTCACTTTGCACAGAACAGGGCTAGCAAGTCATTCAAGGTTCTAAAGACCTTGAACGCTGGTTTCAAGTTGTCAATGTCAGGAACGCCATCAGGCAACAAGTTTGAGGGCTTCTGGGCTGTGACTAGATTCCTGTGGAAAGATACTAACATTGTGGATAAGTCTTTCTGGAAGTGGGTTGAGAAGTTTGCGAAGACTGAATACAGCCCATTTGCAGGGGTCGAGATTACAGGCGAGCGAGTGCCGGGTGCTTTCGTAAACTCATTGCCTTGCTACATCAGACTTGAGCCGAATCACAATCTTGAGGTTGTTGAGGAGACTAGGTTCGTTGACCTCGTGCCAGCGCAACGCAAGATTTACGAGAAGTTTGAGCGTGACTTGGTAGTGTGGCTTGAGGAGAACCCGATGGTTGCTGAAGTGCCTATCGCTGCTCGAATCAGATTGCGACAGATTACTCTTGCTGTGCCGAGCATTGTTGATGAGGAGATTGTCTTTGACGACAACGCTGTGTCAACTAAGTTCAAAGCATTGCAAGAAATCATTGAAGACAATCCAGACGAACCGATGTTGCTCTTGACAGATTCACAAAAGTATGCTAGTCTAGTTGCAAAGCGACTTGGCGACAAGGCTTTTGAGTGGTCTGGTAAAGCAAGTCAGCAACAGCGAGAAGTTGCAAAGCAGAAGTTCTTGCGTGGTGAGTTGAAGTATCTTGTTGCCGTTATCCCAGCGATTGCTGAGGGTGTTGACGGATTGCAGGATGTTTGCTCAACCATTGTATGGCTATCTCACAGCGACAGTAACCTAATGAACCAGCAGGTTGTTGAGCGTATTCGCAGACGAGGACAGAAGAAAGTCGTGAAGATTTACGACATCGTTGCTCGTGACACATATGACGAAGGTCAGATTTCTAACTTGCTGAAACGCCAGTTGGAGATGAACGCAACTCTTAGAAAGGGGTAAGTATGGATTGGTTTCTAAACACACTAGGTTTCTTGGCTCTACTATTCTTATTCGGTAGTATCATTATCTCTGTGGCTGTCCACGCATTTGTCGTTGTCGCACCGCTGTTTGCGAACACGCCTATTCAAAGAGATGACTCTATTTATGTCAAGGTTAGCAGAAAGGCTTACGACTATGACGAAGATTGATTCTGATGGCATCAACAAGTATCTGACTTGGCTGAGAAACATCCAGCTGTATCCACCGCAATATTCCCCGGAGGAGTATGCAGAATGGATTGAGATGTCAGAGGCTCGTGCTAAAATGACACTCGTAAGAAGCGTCATTGAAAACAAAGACTTGACAGAAAAAGAAATCTGTGCTAAGATAGTAGAGATTATAAACACAGACTTGGAGGTTGATATTTATGGATGAGAAATCAATGAGGGAACGAGAAGAGTTCTTCAATGATGTTGTAGACTTCTTCCCTACTGTGGTTGAGAAACCATATGACGAGAAGAAGAATGAGTTCGTTGATGAAGTTGAGCAGAAGCCAAAGCCAAAAAAGCGTAAGGCTAGGCTCAACCCGGATGCAACGCCAGTGCTAATCACTGCTGTTACTCTCGTCACCTTGCTAATGATTACTTCGTTCGCGGTGTCATTCAGTGGCATCTACGAAGTATCCGCTTGGACTGGTATTCCTCAGTTCATTCAATGGCTACCGGCTGTGTTTATTGACGCTGCTATCCTAGCCTACACTATTTCACTTATTGTTTTCAAGGCTCGTGGGGAGTCAGTTTGGAGGACTTTACTTGGTTTATCTGGTTTCGCTGCGGTTTCTGTCGTGGCTAACATCTCTCATACTCTTTCTTTCTGGGGGGGTTCTGTTCTTGATTATCGCGCTTGGGTGGGTGTGCTTATCACCGCTTCTGCTCCTATCGCAGTTCTCCTTGCGAGCGAAGAAATCACTCGTCTCGCGTTTGAACAATCTGGAGATGAGTAGATGAACGATATGATTATTGCTGGTGCAGTAGCACTCTGTGCCACTGTCGGTGTCGTTTACTTGGTGGAATACATCAAGGCTCGCATCCAAAAGTCAAAGGAGAAATGGGAGGCTGAATACAGGTCTCTCGATTGGTATGACGAAGACTAACAAGTTTGGTTGGTGTATGACTGGACAGCACAGCCTGTGCAAGAAGGTCATACCCAACTACCAATGTGGTTGTGAATGTCATTTAGAAGAAGGAGACTCAAAATCGTAGACTACAAGTTCAAGAAGAAGCCAAGAGGCACACACTGCTCAAAGGGTCACGAGTTCACTGAAGAGAACACTTCAATCAGGGCACACGACAACGCACGCATTTGCAGAGAATGTCGAAAGCAATATGCACGAGAGAAGTATCAGCAAAACAAACTAAAGAATGGTGGAGTAGCAAGACCGCGAAAAGACAAGTCTGGTTTGATTGAACTTATCGCTGCAATGACTTTACCGGAAGAAGCCAGCAAGAAGTATCAGATACTGCTTGATGGTCTGGCAAAGACTAGCACACCTTGTGTTGAGAATGGGCCCGAATGGTATACCGATAAGGCAGCCGAAGTGTCGCTTGACAAAGCAGAAGAACTGTGTTACAATTGCCCCCTCATCAAACAGTGCTACGAATACGCAGTTGCTGCTGACGAAAGTTGGGGTGTATGGGGCGGAATAAACTTCACAAAAGAGGAGGATGGTTTATTTGAGTTATAGCGATATGGAGGTTGTCAGCCTGACAGCCGGGTTATTCAAGTTGGAATCAGAGCGAGACAAGCAACGCAAAGTTGGCGCTTCTCAAATCTCTGACCCTTGCACCAAGCATCTAGCGCACGCACTTATGGGAACGGCACAGCCGGAACAGAAGTATTGGCTAGGTGGCAAGATTGGAACCGCTGTGCACAGTTTTCTTGAAGACGCAATTGCCAAGACTGGCGATGAGGCTTTCAAGGATGCGATGGTAGAGCAGAAGATTCAGCTGGGCGAGTTGCTAGACTACGGAATGGTCAACTCTAAGCCAGACTTGGTTCTGCCACACAGCAAGCAGTTGCTAGACTGGAAGACCACAACTCGCACCAAGATTAAGAAGTTGCAGAATCTAGTTGCTGGTTTGAAAGACGACAGCGAGAGTATGTATACCCTAAACAAGTATGTGGGTCAGGCTCAGTTGTATGCTTGGGGCTTGAACAAGTCCGGCACACCGATTGAGCGAGTTACTCTGGTGTTCATCAATCGTGATGGCACTTACGAGAACGACATCTGGGCTTATGGCTTTGACTACAACGAGCAGTTCGCTGTGCAACTGTGGTCAAGACTTGAATCAATCTGGGAAGAACTACGCAATGGCTCTCACCCCGATTCATACGCCAACAATCCAAACTGCTACAAATGCAACATTGGAATCTGACACATCTGACTATAAAATCAAATATGTGTGGTATAATGTTCATCTCACAACAACGCAACAACAGTTCTAAGGAGGACAATCATCAGTAACACAGAGTTCCCAGAGCTTCCGTTTATGAAGCTAATCCACAAGGCTGAAGCCTTGAACGCGCCAAAGAGCATCTTGCTTTACGGCGATGCAGGTCGAGGCAAGACTTGGCTAGCAGGTTCAATCTCTGAGGTGGCTGGCTACGAGCCAACTCTCCTCATTGATGTCGAGGGTGGCGCGTCTGCCATCGCTCGCGACTTCAAGAATGTTGATGTTATCAGCATTACTACCCACGACCAGTTCATGCAGGTAATTGCGTGGCTGCTATCGGGCAAGGCTAAATACAAGACTGTCATCATTGACACGATTGGTGTAGTCATGGACCGAGCCGAAAAGTTCTTTGGCGAGAAGCCAGAGAACCAGAACAACAAGTTCGCCAAGTGGGGCGACTTGAAGAACTGGGCAAACGAAATCTTCCGAGCGATGCACACAGCGCCGTTCGTTAGCATTTTGATTGCTCATGCGCTTGACGACAAGGATGAAAGCACTGGTGCAATCAAGACCACTGCAATGCTTCCCGGCTCGTTCAAGAGCACATTGCCATCTATTCCAGACATCGTTGGATATCTTGGCGTAGAGAACACTGAGGATGGTCCTCAGCGCGTGCTGGTAGTCGGTCAGTCGGAGCGTCTTGTAACCAAGAACCGCTTCAACTTGCCACCAAAGATTTACCAGCCAACGATGAGTGGCATCATCGAACTAATCAACCAAGGAGGTAACAAATAATGAGCATTTCGCTTAATTTCACACCAGAAGACCTAGCATCAACATCATCGGGAGACTACTCCGTTGTGCCAGCTGGCTCTTACAACGCAACCATCTTCGATGTGAAGCAGGAAACTGTGAAGTCTGGACCGAACGAGGGTAAGCCTCGCTTCAACATCCAGTTCCGCATCAGCGATGGACCAAGCGAGAACCGCCGAGTATTTGCTTATGTGGCTCTCTACAAGGCTGGTGACTACTGGAAGACCCAAGCGTTCTTCAAGGCGCTAGGTTACGACCTCACCGCTGGAACATTCACTGTTCCATCTCCACAGGAATTGTCAGGCAAGTCAATTGGTTTGCGTGTCAAGGTGGGGAAAGACCAAGACGGAAATGACCGCAACGAAGTCAGCGGTTTTGACAAGGCAACATCCGTCAATGACCTAATGGCTTCAATTGGTGCGACTCCGACAACTCCAACTGGGGATGTCTGGGCGTAGTCCGAATGGGCAATCCTGAGCATGATTTAAAACTGCTCACAAGCCCCCACTGGTGTTACACGCTTTGCTCTCCTCCTTTGTGCGTGTAGTCTGAGTTCGATTCTCAGCCGGGGCACGATGCCCCCTTAGCTCAGTTGGCAGAGCGCAATACTTGTAATATTGATGTCATCGGTTCGATTCCGGTAGGGGGCTCCAATGGGGCATAGCTCAGATGGCAGAGCGTTCGGCTGTTAACCGAAATGTCGCAGGTTCGAGCCCTGCTGCCCCAGCAATAAAATAACTACTATCAGAGGAGGATATATGAAGACAGGTGATTTTCTAGATGCAATCTACGCAGATAGCACCGGCTTAGCCACAATTGTAACTCGTGGAGCTACAGGGGAACTCACCGACCAGCAGTTCTTTGAATACCCACAGCAGAAAGATGCTATGGTTGCTTTGGCGACTCAAAAGGGTAATGAAGATGTTTACTACTCGCCAATCCTTTTCAATGCGCCTAGACGCATCAAGGAGAACGCGAAGACTGTTCATGTTATCTACGCTGATGCTGACACCTGTGAGCCAGAGAACTTCCTAGTCGAGCCATCTATCTCTGTGCAGACCTCACCTAACCGCTGGCACTGCTACTGGATGCTAGAGACCGAGGTTGACCCACAGGTCGCTGCTCTACTATCTAAGAAGATTGCATACGCACACGCGCACCAAGGCTGCGACAAGTCTGGCTGGAACACAACCAAACTACTTCGCACGCCTAACTCAATGAACCGCAAAGAGGGTGTCAACCACGCAATCACTGCCACCACTAACGGCGTTGTTTACAACATTACCCAGCTAGAAGATGTCTATGGTGATGTTGAAGTTGAGCCTATCCGCGAGTTATCACTTGAGCCACTGCCATCAGGCTGGCCTGAGCTAATCAAGACTATGGCTAAGATTCAGTCGAACCCAGAGATTGTTGGTCTCTATATGACTGACCCCGGTCCAAGCGCAGACATGTCAAAGCTTCTATGGAAGCTTGAGATTGCCCTGTTCAAGCAGGGGCTGACTGCCGAGGAAGTCTTTGTCGTGGCTCGTGGCGCTAAGTGCAACAAGTATCACTCACCAAACCGCCCTAAGCGCATGGATGCAGACGGCGACCTTTGGCGCGAGGTTCAGCGTGCAGGTGTGTCATTTCAGAGTGGCGATGTCGCTCAGATTATTGACCTCACCGATATTGAGCCATCAATCAAGCTAGAGAAGCCAGTCTTCCTAACTGACGGCGAGCGCCACATGGTCCAGTCGAACAGTAACTTCATTGACGAATACAAGCAGTGGGCAATGTCTAAGACTGATGGCGCTGTTGCCTATCAGATTGCAAGTGCGTTCACGCTGCTATCCTGTGTCTTTTCAGACATTGGCTATGCTGTGCCAAAGTTCGGTAAGATGGGATTGAACCTGTGGTTCATGGTGCTAGGTGAGACCACTCTTACTCGTAAGTCAACCAGCCGTAACCTGATGCTTCGCGCTGTTCGCCAGTTTGAGAAGTTCTCAGGATACCAGATTGACATTGGTTCGGATGCAACACCGGAAGGTCTTACTGCAATCCTATCTGAGCGCGACAAGCAAACAAGCTTGCTGCACAGAGATGAGGTTCAGGGTATGTTCAAGGACTTTATCAACAAGACCTACATGGCTTCTGCTGCTGAGCGTTTCACTGAGCTTTACGATGGTCATGTTCCTGTGACCATTCGCTCATCGAAAGGCAAGGCTCAGACTGAGCGTGCCGAGACCAACTTTGTAATGTATCTAATGGGTATCACAAGCAAGACTGCTGATGTTCTCACAACTGAATACTTCCGTTCCGGCTTCTTGGCGCGTTTCATTTATGTCACTGCGCCAACACCGCCTAGAACCAAAGAGTCGGAAGACATTCAGCAAGCTGACGAGTATGAAGTTGTCGTGCGCGATGAGGTTCTTGAGTCAATGATTAAGGGGCTCTCTGAGAGTGTGATGTTCTGGCAAAAGCGCGGTGGACCAAGCCCACGCCCAATCAGACTGACTGAGAACGCCTTGAGGCGCTTCAACCAGTTCAAATGGGAGATGGGTAACTACACCGAGAACCACCCTGAGAAGGACTCAATCGAGCCATCTCGCCAGCGTCTAGCGTTGTCTGTGTGGAAGTGTGCGGTGCTGCTAGCGATGTATGAGAAGTCAGAAGAAGTGACCGAGCGTCACTTGCTAACGGCAATCTACTACTCTGAGGACTGGTTCTGGAACTTGACTCAGATGGCTAATGCAATCTCTGCTTCTGAATGGCAGCGAGATGTAGACAAGCTTGAGACCATGATTATTGATAAGGGTGGTAAGGTGCGATACGAAGAGGCATACAAGAAGTTCAACAACAAGCGCAAGCGCGAGTTTGACGAAATGGTGCAAGCACTTTACTCTCAGGCAAGAATACAACAAGTAGTAGAAAATCAGAAAACTTATTTGGAGGTGATTACAAATGGATAGACGGCGTGACATGTATGTTGCCGAGGCTCTGAACGAGGCTATCTGGATTCGCGACAATGTGGAGAATGTAAGCAAAGAAACGCTTATGGATGCAGTCAGGAATCTAGGTAAGTATAGAGTGTTCTCAAGTAGGCAGCTATCTGCAATTACAAACGGAACAATCTCGCACACAACTATTAGTAGGCTAATTGGAAAGACAAACAGAACTGGAGGTAACTTGAATGTTGGCACTTTGGATATCCTTCGTAACATTCTTTATAGTCGTGCCGATGGTCGCACTGACTACAAGCTTATACATGATGCTGTGGACATGGGAACTTCACAAGGAATGGTCTCAAAAATCACAGGAGTAAGTCAAAGCGCAATAAGTAAAAATATTAGGGAGATTAATTAATGGACTTTCAAGAATGGCTACAATATGGAATAGACAACAACTGGTGTGGTCCAGCTGTGTGCTACACGCACGATGGGCTACCAACCTCGATTGCTGAGGATGAAGAGTGGGAAGAAGGCGACCCATGTATTCACATCGCCAGACTCTACGAGTCGAGAGAAGTAAAGCTTCAGGTGGAAGAGAACCACTCGCCTAGCGTATGGAGAAACATTGGCTGACCTATTTAGACTATCAGCAAAGTTTGACGATGTGAAGCTTGACGAGAAAGCTCTAATGTTTCACTACGAAAGAAAAGCCGTTGCCAACGCTAACGATAAGCTAGCTGTGCAATGCTACCAATACATTATGCAGCGAGAGACTATCAAGAGACTTGAGCAGAACAAGACACCATACGAGAAGTGGAAGGAGACGCAAGATGACAAGGATACTGGGAATTGACCCCGGTGGCACTACAGGTCTTTGCCTTGTTAGTGTTGATGACACCAATGAACCTGAGCTTATTTGGCAAAAGCAAATTCCTAATAGCCTTAAAGGTTTTCTTGATTTTCATTGGGATGAACTACTCGACACAGATTTCGACATGATTGTTTGCGAGAGCTTCACTCTTCGCGAAGGTGTTCATGGCGCAGACCTGTCGCCAGTATATATCATTGGCGCTCTAGAGGCTCTTTATCCAACGATGAAGATTATCTACCAAGAGCCAAAGCTCAAGCCACTGTGCGATGACACAAGGCTAAAGAGCATGGGATTTCACACTCCCGGCAGAGGACACGCAAACGATGCTGTCCGTCATGTTATGGTATACTTGAGAAATACAAGACATATGCCAACACTAAAGTTAGGATGGGGTAATGAGTAAGTGTAAACTATGCGATATGCTTCCAAATGCAGAACTAGAATCAAGCCTACAAAGTGGGCTGTCGGCTCGCGAAATCGCTGGCAGATTTGACATCGGCAAGACTACAGTAGCAAAGCACCGCAGCGAAAACCATGTCCCACTACACGCGAAAAGCACAGACGAAACCGCTGAGGTTATCTGGACTGGCGACAAGGGTGAGCTAAAGACTGGCGCACTAGAAAACGACATCAATGGCAAGACCCATGATGAGATTCTGCGCGAGTTTGGTCACGACCCAGACAAGGTGGAGATTGCCACTGTGCTATGGGAAAAGCACCGCCAATACTGGAGCGTTGACCTAAACAAGATGCTGTGGAAGCACAGCTACTCGTTTGGCCTAGTCAAGAAGAAAGAAAAGGTTGCTGCTGAGTTTATTGACGCAGTGGAGCTGATGAACTCTATTGAAGCTAAGTCGCGCCCTGTTGTCGCACAGAATGGTGGCACTGAGTCAACATTCTGCTTGGACTGGGCTGACTGGCAGATGGCTAAACTTGAGGGTGGTGGCTCAGCAGGTTTGATTGAGCGACTGCAAAACGCTTTTGACGCTGCCGAAGAACGCATTGGCGAGCTTCGGTCTATCGGTCGAGCAGTTAACGAGTTAGTCATCTTCGGTGGTGGTGACATGGTTGAGGGTTGCGTAATTTACCCGAATCAGAGTTACGAAATTGACGACCACCGCAGAGGTCAAATCAAGAACACTGTGGCTATGATTATCAAGGGCATCAAGCAGCTTGCACCACACTTTGAAAAGGTGCGAGTAGTTGTTGTTCCGGGCAATCATGGTGAGCACCGCATCGCTGGCAATCGCACAACCATCGGAGACAACGATGACCTGCTGGTGTTTGAGATGGCGCAGCTCGGCATTGAGTCAGACCCGGCATTTAGCCATGTGTCTTTTGAGATTGCTGACCGAGAAATCTCTGTGACAACCAAGGTTCAAGGCTGGACCTATGGTCTAACTCATGGTGATGTTTATGGTAAGACTGGTGGAACAGGAATCCGTAACAAGGTATTTAACTGGTTCAAAACTATGGCTGGAAACCGACACCCTGTGGGTCAGTCGGATGTGTTGTTAACTCACCACTTCCACCACGATGCGATGGAAGATTGGGGTGCTACTTTATGGGTTCAGAATCCAACAATGGATGGTGGAAGTCACTATTTCAAAGAGGCAACAGGGCACGACACAAAGCCGGGAATGAACAGCTGGGTAGTCACCGAGCAGGAGCGTTTTCAGGACAAGCAGATTCTTCGCTAGAGTTATACTTTGACGAAGTTCAAATAGATGGCATGGAGGGGGTATTCTTCATCGAATACCTCTGCTCATGCGGTCTACCTGTAGTCAGGCTTGGTGAATCAAACTTTGCCTGTGTCCACTGTGACGCTGTGTGCTTTACTGGCAACTGCTACGAGTGCGCTAGATTGAATGAACCTGACGAGGAGGATGATGATGCCGATTTATGATTACAAATGCCCGACTGGGCACATGAGCGAACTAAAAGTCTCGATACTTGAAGAGACCCCAAAGTCCACTCCCTGCTCAGACTGTGGAGATGTCGCAAAGCGCGTATTCAATACACCTGTGGTAGAATTTAAGGGAGAAGGATTTTACGCAAATGACAAGAAAAGACCGAAAGGGGAATAATGCCTTATTACATTACTAATAAACACCCAGACTGCAAAGGCTGGGCAACAGTAAATGGCGACTACGAAGTAAAGGGTTGCCACGAAACGAAGCAGGGCGCAATTGACCAGATGGTCGCAATCTCACAGGCTGAAGATGTAGAGCCGGGTGGCACGCACCCTCGCGACCGCAAGAAGGAATCAATCTTTGCTGAGGCAGCCGACAACACCTACAGCCCACCACAGGGCGTTCAGAACGCTGCCAAGCGTGCACTGAAGTGGATTAGCGAAGGCAAGGCTGGCAGTGGGTTTACTAGCGTTGGTCGCCGGCGTGCAGCACAGCTGGCTTCTGGCTCTTCCGTCAGTCGCGACACTGTAGCTCGAATGAAGTCATACTTTGCTCGACACAATGTAGACAAGAAAGCCACTGGATTCAACTCTGGAGAAGAGGGCTACCCATCGCCGGGTCGCGTTGCTTGGGATGCTTGGGGTGGCACAGCTGGTCAGGCTTGGGTCAACCGAATCAATCTAGACAGCAAGAAGTAAATGGAAAGAATGGGCGAAGTTAAATTTAGGTCAGACATGACTGTTGAACTTATTGACAGCATGGCAAGTGACCGAGCTGTAGTCGTGGCTGCTCGCGTGTCAACAGGTGCAAAGATTGGTGATGAACCTGAAAAGGATTCTGGGCTAATCAATTACCTGATGCGCGACAGGCATGGCTCCCCATTTGAGCACAATGCTTTCACATTCTACATCGAAGCCCCTATCTTCGTATTCCGCGAGTTCATGCGTCACCGCATAGCTTCTTACAACGAAGAGTCAGGCCGATACAAGGAGCTCAAGCCAGTGTTCTACTACCCCAATGAGCAGCGAAAGCTAGTGCAAGAGGGCAAGCCGGGAGCTTACACATTCACAGAAGGAGCACCTGAGCAACATGCTCAGATTCAGGATGCGATTGTGGACTCGGCAGAGCACTGTTACGCTGAGTATAAGTGGCTGTTGGGCAATGGAATTGCGCGAGAGGTTGCTCGGTCTGTGCTGCCTGTAAACATTTACTCAAGCATGTATGTCACCATGAACGCACGCTCGCTAATGAATTTCCTGAGTTTGCGAACCACTCACCAAGACAGCAAAGTTCCATCATTCCCACAGCGTGAGATTGAGATGGTTGCTGAGAAGATGGAGCAGTTCTTTGCGGAGAAGATGCCAGTAACCTACGAGGCGTTCAATAAGAATGGCAGGGTAGCACCATGACAGACTTAGTGAACCACCCACCGCACTACACCTCTGACCCCAGCGGTATTGAGTGCATCCAGATAACGAGGCATCGCAACTTTAACATCGGCAATGCCATCAAGTATTTGTGGCGTGCAGGTTTAAAAGATGACAAGAAGGAGATAGAAGACTTGCGTAAAGCAATCTTCTACATCCAGAACGAGATTGAAAGGTTGGAAGAGAAGTGATACTAGAATATTACTCAGCAACTTGGTGTCAGCCATGCAAGGTATTCGGACCTGTGATGGATGCTTTTGCAGCTGATAATCCAAATGTAGAATACATAAAAGTAAATGTGGATAAAACGCCAGAGAAAGCAATAGCTGATGGCGTTACTGGAGTTCCAACAATCATCCTAAAGGATGGCGAGAAAGAGGTTTATAGGCTCACAGGAGCCAAGCCAAGACCATTTCTTGATAAAGAAGTCCAACCACTCATCAAGTAAATCAAAAGCCCCCAGTCACCTCTGCTGGGGGCTTTTGCCTTGTCGGGATATTCCTACCTATGGCAGAAATTCTGTAACCAAGGAAACCACAATAGCAGCAATTGCTATCCACAAAGCTAGTGAGCTAGCCTTGTTCGCACGCTGAGTCTTTAGCTCCTTGACATCTAACTCAATCTCATTGATGCGCTCATCTTGAGAATCTAATTTCTTTTCCATGCGTTCCTGCGACTCGCGAACCGAGCGCATCCCCTCTTCCAAACGGCCTAAAGCTACATACAACTCTGGTGACTGCTCAGACATTACTTTTTAGTTTCTTCGATATGCTTTTGAACTGCGTCTTGAGTTGCCTTTGCAACATCTTTGGTTGTTACGCTTCCGGTCACCGCAATAGCGTAACCCATAGCTCCAACAATTCCAAGCATGAGCGTCACCCAAGCAATTAGAACACCTGTGAATGGGTTGCCTGTCAAGAGTGCGCCAGAACCGGCAGCTCCACCTAGGATAAAGAGGAAGATGCCGAAGCCACGCCAAGCTAGAGTGCCAAGAATAGCGAAAATCTGTGTAATGCGTTCACGCATTTTGTTCCAATCTCGCCCATTGGTCTTTTATTTATTTTATCTTATTTAGGAAATCTTTGGTGCTGTCTTTGGTGCCGGCTTTGGCTTCACGACTTTTGGCTTTGCAGCCTTTGCGTGAACAGCAACCGGAGCAACTGGAGCATCCTCAGCTGTCGCTGCCTTTGCCTTCTCTTCAGCCTTGTGAGCCAGTCTGACAGCCTTAATAAACTCAATTGGGTCTGCGTATCCAGAGCCATCTGCTGTCCATTTGTAGGTCTTTCCAAGCGTGATTTCAAAGTGTAGGTGCTCACCAGTTGAGTCGCCAGTTGTTCCCTGACGGCCTAGAACTGTGTTGTGGGTTACCACATCGCCAACTTTAACCTGCAAGCTATCCTTACGCATGTGGGCGTAGGTTGCAACAACCCAAACGCCATTGACATTCGAGCGAACCTGAACATGGTAGCCGAAGCCACCTACCTCACCATTTGCAAGCTTGCGCTTTGATGGCCCAGCAAAGATTACCTTGCCACGAGTGAATGACTGCACAGGTGCACCAGCTGGACCAACTAGGTCAACGCCATTGTGGTGCTTCTTACCACCGCTAGTTGGGTGGATTCTCCAGCCAAATGGCGATGTTACTTTAAACTTATCTAGTGGGAATTCGGCAATCATTTTAATCCTTATGGAAGCGAGTAGGTATATTTGAAGACAAGAGTTGAACCAGTGGGCCAAGCTGCTGGGTTAGTTCCACCAGATGTGCTTAGGTCGGAGTTCTTTAGTGGCGAGCCATTCATGTAAAGTAGTCGCACTCTAGTTGTCGAGTGACTCCATACATTTACAGGGTAGGTTGAGCTGTTCTTGAATGAGCCAGCACCAACAGAAGCGTTTGGTTCAAGCACCGCCCTAGATGTAAGTGGCAGGTTTGCGTAAAGGCTGGTGAACGAAAGCGATGTTCCAGAGACTGTGAGCTTTACCTGAACTGTGACTTGGTTGTTTGCAACCATGTATTCAGAGTTGTTGACAGTAAAACCTGCTGAGATTGCGGTGGTTGGACCATCATACATCGTCAGTGAGAAGCCAGTCCAAGGCTGATACATTAGAACCCAAGATGTGCCGTTATACTGGTAGAAGGCGCTGGTGGCGGTGACATAGGCGGTTGAGCCAATTGCCATTCCAGTTAGCGCGTTCATAGCTGCAACGCTGGCTACTGTGTATGCGCCATTCTGCTGACTTGCTGTCAGTGGGGCAACATGCGTGCTTAGCGCAGTGTTAACGCTGTCTGCTAAGGTCGAAAAAGCTGTGTGCAAAGGTGCTACGCTGTCCGAGGCGACAGGGTAGTAGATGCTGTAAGGTGATGTGGTTGCCATAGTCCTATTTTATCATACAACCACAGTCCACACGCCAGCGGTAGAGTCCCACTTTCGCATGAATCCTGTGGCATTGGTGTAGGTTGAAATTGTTGCAGGGGTGGTGTAAGAGCCGTTTCCGTTTGCGTTAAATGCTAGCACGCGGATGTAATACTGCTCACTCTCATCCAAGCCATTTAGCTCGAATGATGTCATTGTAGATGGAAGTCGCACAGAGAAGCTTCCAGAGAAGTCTGAGTTTGGGCTATAGTTGATGATGTAGCCAGTCGGAGTTGCTCCGCCAGATGGCGCTGTCCAAGAAACAAGAACGCCAATCGGGTTCTGTGGAGTCTGCTGGGCTAGCGTCAGTCCAGTTGGAAGTCCCGGTGGTGAAGTGGAAGCAGGAGTGTATGATGTTGCGGTCGTTACATAGGCGCTGCTAGTTGTTGAGCTAACAGCGTTTGTAACTTGGTTTCTAGCTCCAACTCTAAACCAGTATGGCGTTCCGTTGGTTAGACCAGTCACTGTGGTGCTTGTGCCTGAGACCGAGATTAGCGAAGATACGCCAGTTGTGAAAGCCGAGTTAGTGGCATACTGAACATAGTATCCAGTAATTGCAGTTCCACCATTGTCGGCTGGTGCTGCCCAAGAAACAGACACCTGCGTATCTCCGACTATGACAGCAAGTGACTGTGGGGCGGATGGCACAGTATAGTAGTCAAATGTTCCAACTAGGCTAGACTCGCTATACAAAAGCGAGTCAGACTGGAATGTGGTAAGTGAGGTTGAAGTTGTTGAATCACCTTCAATGTCAACTGTTGACTGGCTGCTGAAGTCATACTGAAAGTAAGTTGAGCCAGCGCCAGATGACCAGTAGCCAAAGTAGAGGCTGCTTGTGCTGGTTCTGTTTACTAGGGTGCTCGCATAGAAGGACTTGTTGCCAGTTAGCGTGGCGCTTCCAGCTGCCACCGAGAATGGGGCAGTGGCTGCGATAGCAGAAGCAGATGAATTCCAGATACCTAGTGCAACTGTGCGACTAGCGCCATTACCGCCAATGCCAAGCTGCATCTGATAAATCTGCATGTAGGCGTTTCCATTTGAGGCAAGGTTACTTACTGATGGTAGCGCAACATTACACTGCACTTGAGACATTGTGGATAGACCAGAGTTGCTAGTAGCAACAGCATTATTGATTAGCGCCATTAGTTTGACTCCTGCATTTTCCTCAATAGGTAAGCGTATTCTGGATTATTTTCATTAGCTTCGACTGAAAGCTTGCTTCCGTCTGGGCGCGTGATAATAATAAAATTGATTCCATTAATGTTTATAGTTTCCATTATATTTCCGCGTTCAATTCAATCCAGCCATTTGCATCGCCAAACTGCAACCCATAAGGCCTGTGTGCCACATCATTTGCTGCGTGAGTTAACTGGATGGTGGCTCTAGTTGAAGTGGCAGCAGTTAGCCCAAGGTTGGTTAGCGCCGTAGTAGCACCTGTTCCATCTACCATCTGAACACCTGTCCAACCGATAGAGCTTGGAGCGATACGCATTTGTGGACTTATGTTCATGTAAGTGTTTGTGACAGTTGTTCCAGACCCAGCGCCGAATGACACCACAGTGGCTGCTGTGCCACCATGACGCTGATAGTAACGCTGACAAAGAACCAGCTCTTCACCAATCGATGATGTGTGCATCTGGAATGGATTTACAGAAGCACCAAGCTCAAGTTGAGCACCAGCAACATCAAAGTAGTCATTGGTTAGCGCAGTAGCTGTGGTCGGAGTATACTGGAAACCGACTGATACCTGAGTTGCGTTAGCTGGAACGACACCTGTTACAGTTAGGCGTTGCCAGTCAGTTGCTAGAGTCTTTGTTACGGATGCAACAGTCACTGAGCCTGTATAACCGCTAGCGACCCTCTGGTCGGTTCCTGTGCCAGATAGGACACGCATAGCAAAAGCGCCAGCTGTGTCAGCACCTTTGCGAACCCAAGCCGAGAAGGTTACAACTTGACCAGCAAGTGGCACAGAGTTGACTGTCTCGAAGTTGTTGTAGAAAAGAATGTTCACTGTGGAAGTGTTGCCAGAGTCTCTCTGCACACGGATACCATAGATGTGCTGGCTCGGCCCTGTGATTCTAGAGCATGTAGCTCCAGCTGCGTAGCCAGTTCTAAATAACTGCCACCTGTCAGCTGTATATCCGTTTGTAGCGCCAGTAGCCGTTACAAGACCGCTTGTTCCGCGCTGCCAAATATTGAAGTCACCATTAATGATGTGGTTTCTAGTTGAGTAGTCAATCGCTCTGCCTTTGCCGGCTTCTGGATTAATCCAAATGTCGTTTGCGCCGGGAGAAGAAGGCGCTGTGGCTGAAACAAAGATATTAGTTCCATTGACAGCTAGGCTACCAGCGGATAACGCAGGTGTCACCAACTCATCCTGTGACATGAATGAGACATAAGAAGCCGGGTCTCCACCATCAGGGCCTAGGAACACTCCGCCAGAGTTTACTGTGACACCCGAGTAAGTTGGGGCTGGCCCCATGACCGAGAGCTTGCCCTCGTTAATGCTGTTAGGCTGAGCGATGGTTACATATCCGCCAGCTACATAGGTAGCTGTGGCTGCGCTAGATACCACAAACTTCATCGGTGAGCTAACAATGTCAACCGATGTAATCAATAAGTTGTCGCCATTGTAGTCAGCAGGATTGATGCCGGTTACATTTACATACTTACCGGGCGTGTAGAGCGCAATGTTGGTTGCGTTATTTTCGATTTGGTAAGTGGCGTTAGTTCCATCGCCAGCTACTGTTACAATGCTCACATTTGAACGCTCAGCTGCCCCATTGTTCATAAGCGTCACAGCCAGACCATCACCATTGATTTGACCATAGCCATTCATGTTGAATGTTGTGTCAGTGGTGTTGAATTTGCCGTCTGTGTAATACTCCTGCTGCGTCACAGGGTTGTTACCATACTGACCTGCAATAAGCTCTAGGTTTGGAGTGATGGCAATAGTCTCGCCAGTAATAGGGTTCAGCTCTTGGCGCTGTAGGTTTCCAACTGCGAGAACGCCATCTACAGAAACTCCAGCTTGAGCTTCAACTGAGCCAGAGAACGACATGGCAGCAGAGGAAGCTTGCAGCGTTCCATCTTGCAGCTCGGTAAACGAGAAGGTATCCGAGATGCCTCGGTTCTGCTCGTGGTCTGGGTTTGAGCCGTTTGTTATAAGGCTAGCCAGCTGTGCAACCTGATACTCTAATGCCTGAATCTGCTCATCGGTCGTTCTGACCCAAGGCTGCATGGTTGAGGGAGCATTGCTCTCTGGCTTTATCATGCTGTAGGCTCCATTAGTGGTATGATAGCTAGGTCGCTATACTTCATATAGTTGTCTGGGTAAGTAGAAGGGTCTAGCATCGTGCTGTTAAACTGCGCGAATGTCTTGCCTGACCACTTAGTGTTGAAGTCAGCGAAAGTTACATACTGCTTAGCCTCAATCGAGATTGAGCCGTAGTCGTAAGACACAGACTCTGCTCGATACTTTGAGCCAGCGTAACTAAAAATAGCGCCCGGCACAAATCCAAACTCTTGGTTACTTGCTTCTACTATTTTATCAGTAGCAAAACTAAATCGCACATTTGGACCGCAGATTTCTTGGTTGGTGTAATATGCGGTATTGTATAGGTATGAGTCTTTTACTAGGAATGGATTGTTAGAATACTCATTGTCTTCATCGCCAATAGAGCTACCTGTATTAAAGGAGATTGTCTCCTGCTTTACAAGAGCACCAGTTCCAGTCAAAGCTAGGGCAGGGTAATCATCTCGGAACTCCAAGTTCCAAGGTGTGTTGAGTCGAATGTTTGGGCCTGTGATTGTTAGCTTTATCTCGTATGGGTTGTCTGTGAGGCTAGCCACAACGCCAGCTCCAAGACCTGTTGCAGTCGCCTGTGGGACAATATACCCATTCTTGTCTCGGAATACATAGAAGCCGTTTGCCTTTTCGCTTGGCACTGTTCCGATTGAGTATGGCTGAATGTAGGTAGCATAGCTAGTAAATGGAGTCGTAGTATACTCTGGCTGGTTAACTGATGTAAGCGAGATTTTAGTAGTTAGAATTACTTCCTTCTTCTCGCCAAACTCAATACTCTCAGAGCTATCCTTCGGACCATAAGCATATACAATTGCACCAGTGACCCAAGTCGAAGTATTGCGAGTGAACTTTGTAGTCTTAGCTTGCTCGCCCAGTTCAATGCTAAAGCTCTCGCTGTCAACATTCTCGATAGTCATTGACTTTGTGCCTCGTGGCTTTACATAGAGCACATTGCTCTGGCAATACATCTCAGCGCCGACCGCAACACAAAGGAGCTTTAGCGAGTTCCAAATGTTGTCATTCCAGCCCGGAAAAACAACACTAGCCGAGAAAGATGTGTCAACTGAATACTGACCGGATGTAAGGCCAGCAGCTGCGAAGTAAGCCTCGAAAGCTTCCTTTAAAGTGCCGTTATGAGCGTTCACCTTTTTGGTTACATTTAGCTTCTCGAAGATTGAATATACATCTGCGCTGACAGTCTGAGCGTCTAGCGAGATGTTTCCAACGCGACCAATAAAAGCGCCCCTCATCTCATCTGTGAGAGTGATTGAATTATCAATCAGCAATAGGCTAGATGGGTGAGTTGTGCCAGATGTCTGCACAGTATTGGATAAGCCGGATACTGTGAGCGCAGGAATCTCGCCAGCTAGGTTTGCTACTCCAGTTGGAGTCGCGCTCTCGGTTACCGAGTATTCAATAATTACATCAGACTGGTCACCGGATGGAACAAATCTTCCATTTCCGGTTGTCGTTACTTTTACGCCCATTATACTACCTCTACGAGAGTTGCACTCATTTCAAAGAATCCGCTGTTAATTGCTGAGGAGATGTAGCTCATTGTCGGTGCGCCGGCAAACTCAAGCTTCATGGTCCCTCGGCCCGAGATGAATCCGCCAGAAGCAACGCTAGTGCCAGTCGGTAGAATCTGTGCAATCATAGCAACTAAGTTAGCCGAAGAGCTTGACGCGCTTCCGTTTGCCAAGTAAATGTCCACACGAGAGTAGCTTGAGCCAGCAAATGTTTGGTTGGTTCTTGTCGTTCCACCTGCAAGCAAGCTGTTTGGGTTTACTGCGGTCTGAGCGACTCCGCTAGTGTTGTATGGAACAACCCTAATTCCAGCAGCGCTAGAAGCAGTGACTCCGGCTGTCGTAGAGTGCCAGCCAAAGTGCAAAGTGTGGCTTGATGGTATTAGGATTGTGAGCTTTCTGGTGTCAGAGTGTGAGCCCGGCAGGGCATACACAGCTCTCTTTATTGGGTAAGAGTTGTTGTATGAGTTTGCTGTAAATGTAGGTGTAATTGTCGCAGACAAGCTAGGCCAGTCTGTCTCATCCAGCATAGGTGCAGCCCAGTGCGGTGGAAGAACATTGCTCGCCATTGAGTATGGGTCTAGCCAGTAAAATGGACCAGCACCATATAGGCCATCGTAGAAGTCCTTGATTGTCTGAATGTTCTCAGTAGAATCAGTTCCATTCATCTGACCACTCCAAGACATCGAGAACTCTCGGTGAGTTCGGCTGGAACGGCGCACAGATGAACCGCCATTCAGGAAGTCAATCTTGCTTGCGTATCCAACTGGACTAGCATCCATTCCCGAGCGTGGGGCTTTCACCCATGCTGCTCGGTTTACATTTCCAAAGTAGGCTGTCTGTGCCATTAGTTCTTACCTCGTCTTGCTAGCTCTTTGTTTCCGTCATTAGCTGATTCAGCGATAACGCGGTTTGTGGTTCTTAGTGTGATAGGTCGGTTCATTACTGACTGGAGCAATTCGCGGTCCTTAGATGACAAGTATACCACTTGACCAGAAGAACTTGCAGCAGTTGCACTAGCGCCAGAAGTTGCCATTGGTAGTCGCTGCTGATTCACTGCGTTCATAAAGTCAACCCCATATGCACGCACAGCAGAGGATTGCATTACGAACTCGCTACGCGATGCCTTGATTAGCTGGTTGTCTTGCTTGTTGCCACCAAAGCCACCAATCAAACCACCATCTGCATATTGACCACTTGTGATAAGCTTGTCAATAGAGTCAACTTGACCATAGTAGGTGTTTAGCTGACCAGATGCGAAGGGGGTGTTCATCTTCTTAAGCTTTGCAATCTCACCTTGTAGGCGCTTCTTCTCATCCTGTAGAATCTTTAGGCGTTCTTCCTTGGTAGGAAGTTTTAGGTCAAGCGTGGCAGTTGCCTTAGCTGCATTAGCCTTAGCAATGAAGTTGTCAAGGGCTTGCTGAGCCGGGTCGGTATTTGCTCCAACAGTAACATCCTTTGGAACCTTCTTAACCACCTTGATAAAGCCGTCAAAAATGTTTGACTGGTCTTCGATTTCCTTCGAGGACAATCCCATTGCCTTAAGCTGAGCAACAAAAGCAGCCTTTGACTTACCGACTTCTTTTTTGAGTTCGTCTTGACCTGCGCCACCGGCAGCTAGACCTTGAATATATTCTGCGTTAGCTCCGATTAGTCCTTGGATGGTTTTGATGTTGTCGCGACCAGCCTGAGTGTTGACATCTAGGCTGCCAGAGGTGATACCGACATTGTAAGCTAGGTCTTCCTGTGCCTTGACAAGCTCAGCGTCAATGCCAGCAATCTCAGCTGCAATTCGCTCAGCACCTGCTGTATCACCAAACATCTGTGCAAGACCGAGGTCCATCTGAAGCTGGTCTTTCTCATTCTTCTTTTCGGAAAGAGTTGCCTGAAGCTGGATTACATTGAGTCGAGCCTCTTTAAGCTTACTGTTGATATCAGCCATTGTGTCATTCAAAACAATCAAACCATTAGTTCTTGAGAACTTAATGTCAATTGCTTCTTTCAGCACAGCGCCTAGCTCGCTAGCGTAATCAAGGATTGTCTTGACATTGGTTGCGGTCTTGTTTGTCGCATCGTTTGTGAGTAGCCATTGCTGAAGAAAGAGTTTAGCGTAGCCACCTCCGGTAAGGGCAATCTTTAGCTGATTACCATACTCAATAGCTGCTTTTCCGCCCTCTGTGGTTTTATCTTGCAAGAGAATCCAGTTATTAATAATTCCATCAAGCTGAGATGGGTCAGTCGCATTTCTGATATTAGTTGCAAGCTGAGTATAATTTTTTCCAGCAGCAGCATTAGCGATGTATTCAGTCATAACCTCAAAGGCATCGCCAGTGTCGTAGCCCTGCTCCTCAAGCGCAATCAGTCCACCAGCAATTCGCTCAATACCACCAGCAAAACCAGTTCCAGCAGCTTCAGCAGCCTCTAGGGATGCAACCATAAAGTTCTGCCAGTTCTGCATATTGGTGCGACCCTCTTCACCAAAGATATCCATACTTCCGCCGGTATCCTTGATGCCTTGTGCAAGCTGCTGGAAAGCGTCATAAACTTTTCCAGTGGCGTTGACATTGGCGCTAGCAGCGGTCAGATATTTCTTAAGCTGCTCGCTCAGTCCCTCAACCATGTCAGCAGCAGCATCAGCTGAGTAACCCTGCTCAATGAGTGTGTTTTTTTGCAGTTCAGCAGCAGCAGCAGCAGCTTTTGCAGCATCCCTCATGCCATCAATAGCTTTAGCGACACCATCAATCTCTCTCAGGGTGGATACAAATTCACCATCAGTAGCATTTAGGGCATTTGCCATAGCTGTAATTTCAGCTTCTGTTTTATTATACGCCTTACCCCACCCTTCAACAGCAGCGGTTACCTTGTCGGCATCTTTTGCATATTCTCCAGTTGGAAGTTCGTATGTTAATGCAATAAGTTCTTCTCGGATTTTACCAAGATATTCAGTTGCGCCACCATCTTTCGCTAAGCCAGCTGCAATAAACTCAGCAATGTTGAATCCAGCAGCCTCCCACTTGGCCTTGTCTCCAGATTGAGTAAATTCCTCAAAAAAGTTCTTTTGCTCTTCGCCGTATTTTGTAAGTGCGCTAGAAACAAACGCAGCTGTATTGGCTCCAAGAGCAAGCTCCTGCTCACCTAGAAGGTCATTACCCTCTTTTACAACCTTGTTTAGCTTAGCCTGAGCGTCAGCATCAATTTGCTTAGCGTCAACAATCTTGCCAGTTGCAACTGTGCTTCGGCGGATTCCCTCTTCGGTTGCAGCAGCGAACTCGGCAGCAGCAAGCTGCTCCTCCTTCAAGGTAGCAGCTGATACAACGGCTTCATCATACTCAAACCTGAGTTTACCAATAGCCTTTCCAGTTGCTTCATAAACAGCAGTATCTTTAAGCATGGCTGCGCGAAGTTCTTCAGCTCCACCGCCAGCCTCAATCATCGAGGCCCCAAGTTTTTGGGATTCTTTTGACGCACTGTTCATCATATCAGCAACCACAGCAATAGCAGTTCCGATTAGAGTTAGAATCATAAGTGCAGGCAGTGCTTTTTGAACTAGAATCATTGAGCCAGCAAACAACCTTGCACCAACGGCAGCTACCTTAGCAGCTCTATCCACTCCAAGTATGCCAAGGCTAAAGATGTTTAGCATTGTTCCGGACTTAGCGCCGGTGATTCCAACCTGTTCGGCAACCATTCTAAATGCTTGCATACTGGTTAGCCCCTTCACAGAGGAAACACCAAGGCCATTCATTGCTGTTCTCAAGGCTAGCATACCGGCCATTGCTATGAGCATCGTTCCCTTGAAGAGCAAGAAGCCAGCAGCGAGTGCAGCGATAATCGTAAGAACAAGCTTTAGTGGACCGGGCCATGAGTTAAGGAATTTACCGCCAGCGATAACCATGTCCATGAAAGCCTTCATTGGGGCCATCAGGGTGTCACCGAATGATGCAGCAAGCTGCTCGACAACATTCTGGAAAATTGTCATCTTTGACTTTAGGTCATCTTGCACCTTTGCGTAGGCATCGCTAGCGTAGGTTGCGAGTAGATATTGCTCGTGAGCATCCTGCATTGTAGATGCCAAAACATCTGTGTTGTTAGCTAGACGCTGAATAACATTCAACTCACGAGAGTTAGTAATACCTAGGGCTGTGATTGCGCCGTTAAGGTCACCAGAAGCTTTTGCGCCGACTAAGAACGATGTAAAGAACTGGCTTGGGTCTTGCTTCCAAAGTGCCTGAGCCTCTTCCGAGGTCTTACCCATTAATCCTGCAAAGTCAGCGATTCGGGTTCCACCCTCAGAGACAGATGAGTCAATCTCGCGGAACAGACGCACAATAACACCACGAGCCTCTTCCGGGCGAACCTTGAGTGAGGCTAGAGCACCAGATAGTCCTACTACCTCATCAGCAGCAAAGCCGGCTTGATTAGCAGCAGCCGAAATTGACTCAGCCATAGTAAGGATTTCGCGGTCGGTAGCAACGGCGTTCACACCAACAAATGTGATAGCAGATGAAAGGTTCTCAAACTTAGAGGCTGGAACATCTAGGAGCTGGCCTAGGCGACCAAAGGCTTGAGCAACCTCTTCAACGGAAACGCCAGTAATGGCAGAGAACTGCACAACAGTCTGGGTAAATCGGTCTAGCGAGTCTGCTGCAATGCCCATCTGCGCACCTAGGGTTGCAACCTTTGTGATTTCCTCATAGGAAACAGGTGATGTTGTGGCAATAGCCATGAGAGATTCTTTTAGCTTGTCTAGCTCTACTCCAGCAACACCAGAGGTTCGCTCTACGCGAGTAAACGCAGATTCAAACTCAGCAGCCTTCATAATTGCAGCGCCAAGCGCTCCTGCAATTGCAACTCCGGCAGCGGTTAGCTTTGTGCCGATTTCATACATGGCATAGCGTGTTCGGCTTAGTGCCTTAGTGAATTCTTCTCCACTCATGCTGGCTTTTGCCGAAGCTTTTGCTTGCTTGTCGAACAATAGGCGATAGTCAATTTCGCGCTTGAACTGGGCAATCTTCCAGTCTGCGTTTACCTTAGCTTCTTTAATGTATGCTTTGCTTAGGTATGCCGAATTCTTTAGCTCTTCAGATGTTCTGGTCTTTAGGCTGTTCCAAGCAAGTCTTCTCTCTGCCCTGTTAGCATCCCTAGAGATTGCAGCCTTCTCCTTGAGAAGACCAACCCACATCTTCTTGTCTTCTCTAACAAGCTGTCTGCGGAACTTACCTGAGTTCAGGAACTGCTCGTAATCCCTCTTCTTTAGCTCCTGCTGCCACCACTTCGTGTAGTCTGCTTCAGCTCTCTTACGAGCAGTAATGTCTGTGAGTGGGAGAGCTTTTCTCTCCATCTTTTGCACAGGAGACTGCATAAGGTTGGCTTTAAGCCATTCGTCTCTAGCCTTAGTGCTGTCTACAGCACCAAACTGCGCGCGTGTGTTTTCTTTGGATGCTCGCTTACGGATGCGCTCAAGACGCTGATACGAGTCGCTTGCATCCTTTTCAGTCTTGATGAGGTTACGGCTCTCTACAACTCTAGCGTTGTTTGAAGCGTCAATCCTCTTTTTTAGGCTCTTCTGGATAAAGCCATCTACGGCTGCTGAGTGCTTTTGACCATCGTTAGTCATACCCTTCCAGATACCGCCAACGACAGCTGCATTAGTTTTAAACTTATCTACAGCGAGCGAGATTTTTGCTCTAATTTCCAAAGTTACACCACCTAAGTCTTTCTCTACTATTCTACCTTATCCAACAGGTCGCGATAGTATGAAGCCCTTGTAGGCATTGGGGAGTCATCATATGTGTAAGGAACGACATATGGGATTTCTCCAAAGTTTTTCTTTGAAGTTTCCTTCTTGCTTTGCTTTTCCTGCCACTTCTCAAGTTCTTCCTTGGCGTAGCATTTTGTGATTTTTATTTTGAATCCGACATTGTGGGCATTATCATTCCTACAAATCCAAATTGGATTGCCACATTCATTACAGGTTTCTTCCTGTAGCATCTGGTATGCTTCTAACAATAGGAAATCAAAGGTCACCCAAGGGTCGCTAGGCTGCTCGTGGAACAGCATAGCGACCGGGCGAATACCTGCGGTTATTGCAGCTTTGATAGTCGTCACATACTGACGATTACCTTCCCATGTTAGGACTTCGGTAAAAAACCTGCGTCTGTCGCTGCTGAGAAATACGATGTTGCTAGGGTTAGCTTCTGCATGGTTTCAACGAGAACAGACCAAGAGTCAATTGGAATTGCTCCGCGAATCTCAAGCATGTCTTCTGCTGTGAACTTGCTGGTATCCTCATTGCCTTCCCCGTCTGTGACTCGCACAACATTGGCAGCAACTAGGTGAGCTAGGTAGTATTTAACCCATTCTGGATTGTTACCATCTTCGTCTGTTTCTGGATAAAGTTCGTCTGCCTTCTTTGTGGCAGCCTCAACCTCAGCCTGTCCTACGCCACGCATGTGGAAAGTTAGCTTTGAGTCTTTGATTTGTCTGGCAAGGTCCTGAGCGAATTCATTGAGCTGGTCGTATTCTTCGTTCTGACCAAGCTTGATAAGGTCATTTAGCTCTTTGTTGACTTCTTCCAGTTGCATTGCTGCGTTAGCGTCAAGGTAGACATCTACCGACTTCTCTGGAAATGCACGACCCTTGATAGCATCGGCCAAGTTGAACTTGCCACGCTTCTGGGCTTCCTCCGCCATATTTACGATGTTGTTGTATGTTGCGTCTTCTGACATTTTTGCGCCTTTCTATAGTTTGCCCATTCGTTGTAAAGCTAAAGGCAGAGAGGGGTGAATGGGCGCAAAACCCCTCTCTGCCAGCTTAGTTTGTTAAGCTGCTGCGGTTACCCACACGCCAAGCAAGCCTTGAGGCTGGAACTTGACCATAAACTTAACGCTGTCTTCACCCTCGGTGTCATCCATAACTGCGTCAGCGATGAACTTGAATACATTCACCTTGTCAGATTCTGCGATGTCGCCAACTCCGGCTCCGATTCGTGTAACTAGGTAGCCACCAACGCGAGTGCTGGTAGCAGCCTTGAAGGTGTCGTATGCCTCAGCATATGCACCAGTGGTCTCCGACTTGATTCCTCGGAAGAATGTCAGCGAACCAGCAAACTGCGAGAAGCCCTTCGACTGAGCGTTTGCAGCATCTGCAATGCCCTTGTCGTCAATCTTGTTCGAGTCTGAAGCTCCGAGCTCGTAGCCATCCCATGCGATTGCATTGGTGAGCTTGACTCCATCATTTACGATTGCTGCTGATGGTGTTGCAAGGAAGGTTGCTTCGTTGCTTACATCGGCCTGTGGGACCCAGTAAACAGCAACATTCGCGTTAGACTGCATCTTGGTTCCAACTGTAGATGCAAGAGCAGGACCAGCGCCAGCTGTGCCTGAACCAACTGCAATGTTAACCTTGACTTCACCAGTGGTCAGGAAGCGAGCACCTAGCATAATCATAGCGCCGTCAGCAACAATGTCAACAGGATTGTCGGTGGTTACACCGAAGATGCTGATTAGGTCGCCAGTAGCGAAAGCTGCGTTGTGAGCCTTGCCAATGCGCTTGATTAGGTAATACTTGGTTCCAGCAGCAACTGTGAATAGGTCGCGGAACTTGTTGTATACCGAGCTTGCGCTCAAGCTTGCATCGCGGAAGCCGTCTAGCGAAGCCTCGTAGTTGTAAAGGGTTGGGGTTGAAACCTGAGCATTGTCGGTTACTGACAACGAGTTGTCAACATCCGAGTCAGTCATGTTCAATGTGTAGTTATCTGCAATTGCTTGCGAGATGTTGAAGACCTTTGTTGGGGCAGTCATTTCTGCTAGGGTAGGAGCAGCCCAGTTTGCAAAAGCATCTGCGGTAGCTACATAAATACCAACATTAGGTCGAAGGAGCTTTGTAGGCATCTTCTATTCCTTACTTAGTAGTTTCTGACTTAGCCACTACTGGCTCAGTCGCTGGAGCTGGCTGCTCCTTGGGTGTTGTTTTTGTATTTGGAGCAGCCTGAACTTCGTCAGTAACCAAGACTAGGTTCTTGCCCAAAACTGGGTGATTAAGATAGTGTTCCGGAACCTCTAGTTCAACTCCGGTAACAACATTCTTTACATAAGACATTGTATTCCTTCCATGCTATGTTCTATTCTACCATACGCTGTCAAGTGCGAACTCAAATGTGATTTCGCTTACATAGCGTAATGGCCTTGCGTTTCCATCAATATAAGTGAATGGAGATATTGCTGGGACAAGCTCACCGGAACCAGTAGTTCTGAACCCAGTTAGCTTTTCCCTCACCAATCCTGCAACCTGACGAGAGGAACGCTGGTTTGGACCGATGCACAGAACAGTGACAGATGATTCACCTGCTGCTCCTGCAACACCGGAGATTGGTCTGGCGTTGGTGTCAAGGGTGACACCAGCGTGTTCTACTACAATATAAGGTAGTAAAATGCCATCATCGCTAAAGCGAAGTTTTGTTTCTTCTGGAACACCATCGTCATAGACATCCTGTGCAAGCTCCCTGAGCTTGGTTACGATGGCATCCTGAACTTGAATCAGAGTCATTTAATTCTATCCATTCTAGATTTTAGAGCCTTAGTAATGTTCTTCTTGAACTGGCTCTGCATGTATCTTGCAGTCTTGGGCACAGCACGCATAGGAGAAGGGCCTCTTCGAGTTCCGTCTTCTTGGAAGGAGAAGTATCTGTAATACTCACCTGTGCCATCTACCTGCCAACCAACGCCGATTTGCAGGGTGTCTTTAGTGTTCTTGATTTTACCCTGAACGCTTCTAAGCATACGCTGCGTGTCAATTCTTCCAGCACGCTTGGTTCTATTTGGGGCAGACTTAATAATCTCTTTGAAGAACTCCTTGCCAGATGCTGCAAGCTCTCTTGAAAGCGACACAACGCTCTCATCAACAGCCTTGTTTAAAACCCTGATTACCTTACTGGAAATAAGCGTGTTATCCCCGATATCAAAGTTAACCTTCAAAAGCCTACCGGATGAACCAGTGCTTCTAATCTGTGAGTTTATGCGACTCTGCATTGAGTCAAGAGCTTTACCGACTTCTTTAGCGCCTTGATAGTAGCCAGACTTATCTATTGTAAAAACAATAGCTTTGTTTCCACCAGCTGTAGGTGGTGACTTCTGGTAGCCGGATTGCGCCATATTACGCTCCAGTTACATTAGGGTCTAGTTCTACATCCACTCGGCACATCAGCGTGCGCTCCCAAGCGTTCGAGCTGTTTAGCACGCTTGTAACAACATAAACAAATGCAGACACATTTCCATTTGTTCCATTATCCAAAGCGTTGCCAATGACGCGAACTTGGTAGTTTGGTCTGATGTCTGGAATAGCGCCATCAGAGCCAGTTACTTCATTTCTACCATTGGAAAGCTGAATTTTTACATTCTGGAATAGGCTAGGGTTGTAGTCATCGCCCTCGTTGCCCGATGTCATCACAGGTTGGATTCTAGCGTAGCCGGTCCAGACTGGTGGGTTAGTAACAGTCCAAGTGTTAGTAGTCGGGTTGTAAACCTGAGTTGCTGTAGTTGGTTCGTAGATGTCAACTTTTGAAAGCTCTAGGGCGCGAAGAACTCCCCTGTTGTGCCAAAGCCAACGAGGGTCAACAGAACCGCGAGAGTTTAGAGCCAAGTGTTTCCCCACTTCACAGCAGGAGGAGCAATAATCAAGGTGTCGTATGAATCTGACAGGTCATCTAAGGCAGCCTCATCCTGAAGGGCTTTGGCCTGAGCGCGTAGCTCAGCGCCAAGCTTAGCGCCATCGGTCGTGTAATCAGTGGTTCGGATTACCTTATTGATAAGAGCTTCGCTAGTGGCAAGGATGAGCTTGGCTTGAGCAGCAGCGCGCTTAACATTGTCAGTATAGAGGCTTAGCAAGGCTTGAATCTGAGAATCCGAAAACAGGTATGATGCGTCTGCTGTTGGGTCCTGCAAGTCGTCTAGCTGCTCGGTGTCAGGAATAAGGAGTCTTACCTGACCTATTGCAGTTGAATAGTTTGGGGGAGTAGTATCTGGCATGATTTTATTCTATCTTATCTCTTATTGGTTATGACGATGCCACAAACTCCACAGACGCAAACATCTGCTGGGTTTTCCACTGGAATCTCGTATCCAGCATTTTCGCATCCTGTTGTTTCGCAAATTAGTGTTACTATCATTATCCTGCTGCTGCTCCTGATGTCATTTGAATTGCTTGCCATTGATATGAGTATGTTGCTCCGGTTGCGTCAGACACATTTCTCATTGTAATTGTAAAGCCAGTAGATGAAACGCCCGAGAATGAAACTGTGTGACGAGGCGATGAAGCTGAGCCTGTCATAATAGGTGCAACGCTAAATCTTCCGACAGGGAATGTAAGCGTAAAGCCCTCAGAGCCATTTACAAGCAAGGCTGTTCCATTGGTAGCTGAGCCGGCTGCCATGCGATAAGGTATGCCAGATGAACCCGGTAGCTGAATGTCTGTAATCTGGCTCACAGTGTGAGTATGCGATGTGTTCGCCTTTCCAGAAAGTAAGGAGTTAACTTCAGTTTCGGTGTAGGCATCCGTAATGCCATAGCCAGCAACTGTGGTTGGATTACTTCCTGCTGTTACTCTACCTTTCAAGTCAACAGTCACAGATTTGTATGTGCCGGCAGTAACACCGCTGTTGGCTAGAGTTGTTGTAATTGCAGTCGCGCCAGAGCCAGTTACATCACCAGAGAGTGTCACAGTCTGGTTGCCAGTTAGATAGGAACCAGCTGGCTGTATGCCAGCCTCAGCCAGAGTATTGTTAACCCAAGCTGTTCCATTCCATTTTAAAAGCTCGCCAGAGGCATTGCTACTAATGGTCACATTTGACAGTGAGTCTAGTGTGTGGTTATGGTTTCCAAGCGCGACAGTTGTGCTGGTTGTTCCAGTTGGGATGCGAGCAATCGCAAGTGTTCCAGAAGTGACATCACCAGCTGCGTGGGTGTGGCTTGTGTTGGCTTTTCCAGATAGTCCTGTATCAACTTCTGTTTTTGTGTAAGCGTCAGCAATTCCGTAACCAGCTAGAGTTGTCGCGTCATCCGCCTTGCCATCCAACGCAGACTGCAAGCCTGTAACATTAGCAATTGTATGAGTGTGGCCTACGGCCGATATGCCAGCCTCAGCTAGAGTCTTGTTCTCCCAGAGGTTGCTGGCAGTTCTTTGAATAACTTCACCAGCAGCAGGAGCACTGATTAGCGCATCGTGAAGCTCGTTAAGTTCAAAACCATTCTGTGGCTTAACAAAAATCTCACCATTATTGCTGTTCACGCGAGTAACAATACCAACAAAAACAAGATGAGCAGGGGCAATGGGCTTGCTTACCAAGCCATAAATAAGATTGCCTGAAGTGCCAAGCCATACTGGGTCGCCAGCGCTCGCAGTTGAAGTGTCAAGCCCAGCCAGTAAGCCTTCTGTAATTACTTTTACTTTAGCATTAGTAGAGCCACCAGTTTCAAGTAGACCCAAGGTTTTAGAAGAGGTAGCCTCAGATGCGTTAGACGCTTTAGACACAATCATGTTCGTGCCATCCGCAGAAGACACATAAACTGCTTGACCTTTGGCAATTGCTTCGCCAAGTTTAACTTCATGCTTTAGCTGGGAAGTCCAGTTAGCGTAGTTGTCAATCCATTGAGTATTGTAGTCTGTTCCGTCAACCTTAGCAAGAATCTGTCCAGCAGTTCCACCAGAAGCAATGCCGGGCCCAGCAGGGCCAGTAGCACCAGTGGCACCAGTAGCTCCAGTAGCACCAGTGTCACCTTGCGGTCCTTGAGGACCTTCAAGCGAAGCAAGCCACTCAGCTTCGGTTCCAGTGAATCCATTTAGCTGTGCTACCTGATAAGCGGATAGGCCAGTTAGACCTTGGTCTCCCTTGTCGCCCTTTGGTCCGGTTGAACCAGTGTCACCCTTAACTCCTTGGATACCTTGAGGGCCAGTCTCTCCTTGAATACCCTGAGCGCCCTGTGGTCCAGTTTCACCTTGGATGCCCTGAATACCTTGGATGCCTTGGATACCCTGTTCTCCAGTGTCGCCTTTTGCGCCAGTGTCGCCTTTCGCGCCAGTGTCACCTTTTAAGCCTTGGATTCCCTGAATACCCTGCTCGCCCTGCGGTCCAGTCTCGCCCTGAATACCCTGTGGGCCTTGGTCACCAGTGTCGCCTTTAAGACCCTGCTCACCCTGAATACCTTGGATACCCTGCGGTCCTTGGTCACCCTGTGGGCCTTCTGGTCCCTGTGGGCCTTCTGGTCCAGTTGGACCCTGTGGACCGGGCGTGCCAGTTCCAGACGAGCTTCCGCCTCCGCCACCTACGCCAATAGGTCGCTTGTCAAGCTTTTTGATTTCATACTCAACCTTGTCAGTCCATTCTTGCGACTGAGGAGGGAGATTTGTGTCTGGAAAGTAGATTGCCATAGTTATACTATTCTACCATGAGTAAAAGAAAACCCCCCGGAGCAAAAGCTCAACAGGGGGTTTTCACACACAACACACAGTCAGGAGGTAACTATGTGTTTCTATTATATCTTACTTTTGATTTTCTACGATTAGTTTGACTTCGCAAGCATCTGTAGTGCAGTAAGCATCGCCAACAGCATCGGCAGCCATCCCAGCGTAAACACCAGAGAAGTCAATCTTGAACAGGCTGTCTGCATATTCTTCGTATCGCTCTTTGGTAATCTGCTGGTAAGGCATCTGTGGATACACATGGTTGCCAGATGGCAAGAATGATACAGTCTTCAACTGACCATCATACATGTGCAATACAGTTCCAACATCATCCGCTTCCTTCTCTGGGTCGAAAGACACAGTAACAGAAACCGAATTATCTGACCAGTAACGCTGTGTAGTAGCTGCTAGGTTCATCTTCTCGAAGATTGACACATCGCGCTCAGCACGCTTTGCACCAGACTTCACAGGGAAGAACACTACCGAAGTTCCAACCGGGTCTTCAGAGGCTGGCTCTACTGTGTAGTTTGCCATCTTGAATAGCGGAAGCATTGGGTCTGAGTTTCCAAAGCGGATTGCGCGAAGGAAGTATTCGCCACCCGGAGTCCAGTGAACACCCGGTGATTCTCCAGCTAGGATAGACACAGTTCCTGATGGCTTGACTGTCGTAGTCTTCACAGACTCGCGAACACCCATCCACTCAGAGTAAGACTTGTCATACGCGCCAACTGCCTCGTAGCCCTTGTCTAGCCATTCACGCAACACAGGCAAGCCCTTGTTGTCAGCGAAGTTAGCAACACCAGAAACTGAGGTTCCAATACGGCGGTTACGCTGCATGATGGCATTGGTCTCTTCCCAGTGGGTAGGTAGCAATGTTACAGTCTTAGCGTAGAGGTAAGCGAACTTGAGTGTGCGCTTAAAGTCCTCTAGCGACTCGTGGCGGTTCAAGTAAGTCTCGACCAAGGTGCACATCTCGAACGACTCCAAAGACTGCTCAGCGCATGGATTATAGCCAACTACGCGCCAGTCCTTGTTGTTTGGAGCGTCAATCAAGCGACCATACTTTCGAGACATATCCATCCAGATAACACCCGGCTCACCATTGCGAACAATGCCATCCACGATTGGAGAGAAGTCTGTTCCCACAGAAACCTCAACCGAGTTGTTTGACATCCAAGCCCAGCCCGGAGTCTCCGCATCGTAAGAGTTACGCTCAGGGAAACGCTCTGCGTTCTTCAAGTTGAGGAAGTCCTCATCGTCAATGCGACCAATGAGAAGCTCAGCAGAACGGCGAACATTTCCAGAAACCACACAGACACCAATCATGTTACCGATGTCAGCAATGTCTCTGCGAGTCAAAGCCTCGCCAGCGCGACCAATGAACAGCTTTCTAATCTGGTTGTGCAACTTGATTAGTGGGTCTGCTCCAGAAGCCGTTCCACCGAATCCCTTAATTGGAGTTCCGTATGGGCGAATCTGGTCGTAGTCAAAGTCCCAGTTCTTCTGGTCTGGCTTCAAGAACGAATTGATGAGAGCCATCGTGGACTCAGCCCAGCCTTCGCGAGTATCAGGAATGACATACTCAGATGGCTCTGCTGGCTGGTGAATGGTGAAACCCTTGTCGGCTCCCTTGTCATCAAAACCAACACCAACACCAAGCATCGAAGCTTCCATCAAGAAGCCGAATGGCTTAGCTGGGTTATTCTTGGTCATCTCGTTGGTCGAGACAAAAGCACAGTTCTGCAACGCTGCTGAGTTCTTTTGCTCGTTTACGATTTTAGTTCCCATGACCCATAGTCCACGACCCGGAGGGGTCCATTTAAGGGTGAATAGGCGGTCGAACGCTTCCTTGGCTGATGCCTGAGCCTTATTGTCGTTCCAAGGCAGCCTAGAGGCCTTACAGTGGTCTTTCTGAAGGGAATACATGCCATTGATTACGCGCTCGCAGACTTCAGCCCAAGTCTCCTTGGTTCCATCATCCTTTTTGCGTGAGTAAGTTCTTAGAAATGTAATCTCTCCCACAGAGTTTCCAGCTACATCTTGGTAGCCGAATGGTGATTCTTTTTTCCGGTATTCGTTAACGAAATCTTCGGATAATTTGAATGAAAAAATAGTAAACTCCTCCTTTAAGGTTAGTTGGTTTGGTTTGGTTGGTCTACCATTATAACACTGATTAGAAAACCCCCGGGGAGGTTATCCACCGGGGGCTGAAACTTCTAATCTAGTATTCTTGTGTAACTGACTTTAGAGTTTCCGTTCCATTTGGCCCACTCTGAAACTTCAACTATTGAAGTCATGTCACCACGCTTTCCGCCAGCGTGAATCATTTTTCCATTACCTATGTAGATACCCACATGGTAAGCGCTTTTTCCTTTACTGTAAGCAAACGCAACAATGTCTCCGAGCTTTGGTTTTGAAACCATTGTGCCAGAACCTTTTTGGGCTGTGGCACTGTGCACAAGAGTAACATCGAGTTGCTCGTAATACCACATAACAAGACCTGAGCAATCCCAGCCTCTTGGAGTCGAGCCTGTTGGAATGTAATGAACATCACCAACCAGCAACCTGAGCTTATTGATATTTTCTTTTATTGCGTTTTTGTTATATTCCTTCTTGGCATCACTTAGCCAGCTTGAAGCTGTAAAAACTGTGATGTCTTCGCTGGTAAAACTCTGGCTCACTGCAACCTCTTTATGGGTTAGCGGAATAGCAGCAGCTGGAGTTCCAGCAATTGATATAAACATGGCTAAAGCAGCCGATGTCAACCATTTCATTTAGCGACCTACCTTTCTATTGGTTAGTTCAGTCGTTTATTGTCTTGGCCCATCTATTCAGTTGTTCGTCTATTATACCACAAAAAACAGAAAACCCCCAACCGAAGTTGAGGGTCTCTGTTTAGAGCTAGGTTTAGCTACCTGCACCTGTCGAGGCGATTGTTCCAGCAGGAACAATGAAGCCACCAGTTGCAATGTGGCGAATACGCATCTCGAAGTCATCGTTGTCGAATCCACCTTCGCGAGCAGGAACTGCACCGCCACCTAGGTATAGACCCGAGTTCGACTTGACGCGAAGCTCTGGAGCCTCGTGTCCACGAAGGAAGCCAAGGGCAACAGCAGGGTTTAGCGACTGTCCCGGAACTGGAATCAAGAACCAGTAAGCACCGGCTCCAGAGTTAATCTTTGTAATCCAGTCGTTAACAACAATCTCAATCTGCGAACCGATTGGGTTTCCGGTTACTGTCGAGGTAACAACATCGCCAACAGTGGTCTCGGTGCGAACCTGCTGGATAGCAAGGATACGCTTTGCGGTCATCTCAAGCGAGCGAGGGATAACTAGAGCGAAACGAGTTACTGGGGTGATTAGAGTGCCGTTGAAGGTCTGCTTGTTAGCAGCTTCGATAGCAGCCTCAAGCGACTCAAGGGTAAGAGCAGCGTTGCCAGATAGTAGGTTCTGGTTGGCCGACTTGAAGTTGGTGGTGTTTAGACCGCCAGCAGCAACAAGCTGCTTGGTAACTTCTTCGTCTTCCTTGCCGGCAGCCTTCTGAGCAAGCTCAATAGGTAGACGCTCTAGGAGACCAATCTGACCATCGTTGATGATGGCTTCCCAGCTGAAGCGGATACGCTGACCAGCTTTTTTGACAGCCATTGTCTGCTCGGTTACATTGAACCAACCAGCGGTAGGGTATTCGTCATACTCACCAACAGTTGGAAGTGAACCATCGCGGAACACATCGCCTTGGTTGTTCTTGCCTTCGTCTTCGTAACGCATTGACTGGAAAGTCACTGGGCGGAAGTCGTCAACAACTAGGCGAGTAGCGAAGCGGTCCCAGACCTTTGGCTGAACTGCGTAGTTCTCAAGCATGATTTTATTGATGGTTGGAGCCAACTGCACAGGTAGGTCGCTAGTTGCGATACCTTCCTGAAGCTTTAGCTTGTCGGTGCGGTCGCCACGAAGAGCGCCTTCGAGAAGCTTAGCAGCTTCTACCTGACGAGTAGTAATGTTTTCCATGATTTACCTAACCTTACGCAGCAGCCGGAACTAGACGAACATAAATGTCGCCAGCGGTCGTGCCTGACTTAGCGGTCACAGCGTGACCGATGAACTTGTTGCTCGTGGCAGTAACATTGATAACGCCACCCGATGTAACATACATCGCAGCGCCAACAGTTACAGCTACCGAAGTAGTGAGCTTGAATACGCCGTTTAGCTTTAGAGTGGCGTAGTAGTTGCCATCCTCACCAAGAACTGCGTCATTTTGTGCGACACCGATGATTTGACCAACCTGAACCAAGTCGCCTGAGTTAACAGTGCTGGCTACAGGAAGGACAAGCTCGTTGCCAATTGTGTAAATCTCATTAAGAGCCATTTACTTTTCCTTCTACTATTTGCCCGAGATGCGGTTCACAACAGCTGCGAACTCATCTTCTAGGCTTGACTTGGTTGCCTCGTGGATAACACCAGTGGTGTCAGCTACAGTGGCGATGGCAACGGACTCGCTGATTTCGGCAACATATGCCTTCTCATCAGCAATAAGCTCGTCAACCGACTTTGTGTTGGCTTCTGACTTAAGAGCCTCGACTACGCGAGTGAGGGCCTTGGTCGGTAGACCAGATTCGTTGAACTTCACTGCCATGTCAACTGGGTTAACAGCTTCGACTACCTCTTCGATAGTTTCAACTTCGTCAACCTCGGCTGGCTTAGCTGCCTCTGCAAGAATCGAAACCGACTCTACAACTGGCGTGATTGCCTCAACGAAGGCAGTTTTGAGGTCAGCAATAGCTGCGTCAAACTCTTCCTTAGTAATGGACATTCCATTTCCTTCCGATACGGATTCTGTAACCGGAGTGGTTTCAGCATCTTTTCTAGTATAGCTTTCTAGGAGGTTCAAAAACTTTCCTCCTGCGCCAGCTACAGTAACGACATCTACGCTAGTCAAAGGGTCTTCGACCAGCGATTCGATGATTGGACCCTCTCGGCCCTCTGCCTCTCCAACCTTGGCTTCGCCAAGAGCGTGAATTGACAAACCTACATCCTCATACATTTCTTTAATGATTGGTGCATAGTGGGAGTAGAATTCAATGTCAGCGACAAGGCCATTTTCTGTGAACACAGAGTCAGATGTTAGCTTGCCAGCAAGCTGGTGAACATCGCGCTCTGGTCTTTCTGATGACTCGCTGAGTGATGGGTGATTCATAAAAACTTTTGTTCCGGCCTTGAAAACTTTAGGACCGAAGCTCTTTAGCATTTCTGCGCCGTAATAACCTGACGAACCCCAGCCAGCTTCAATAATCTTAACGCGCCACTTGTTGCCGGATTTAACCGGAGCAGCTAGTGCAGCGTTCTCGTTTAGCGTTATAGCCATAAAATCTCCAATAGGTGTTTACTATGTATTATTATAGCATACAACTACGCAACAGGAGCATTATCTCCGGGGCGCAAATCGTTTGCATTATCCTGCATCGAGCCAGCTACTCCAGAATTACCTTGAGATGGCACAATAGAGCTGTCATTGTTCGATGAAGTGTCGTTGCTAGACATTCCATCGCTAGGTGGCTCGTTGTGCAGCTTGGCAATATCGAGGGTCTCGATAACCGCGTTGCGGTATTCGTCATCCCAGATAGCGTTCGATTCCTTGGCGAGTGCAAGTGCTTGCATCATGCGCTGGCTTGGCTCGGTTTCAATCTTAGGCCAGTTGATTTCAAGGGCATCCATGTTAGCGCCAATGAACTTCATAACTCTGCGGTAGAACAAGGTCCAGACCTGCTGGCGAGCTTCCATAGCCTTCACAGTTGGAACATCCAGAGTCTGTGCGGTTCCGTAAGCGCCAGATGTTCCCGGGTCAGATAGCAATGCCACAACTGACACTTCAAGTGCCGATGCAACCATCGAGCCAAGTGCGCGACCATCGTTTAGGTTCACAGCGTTGGCGCGAGGCATTGAGCTGAGTTCCATGTCGTTCGACATCACAGCAGTAGAGCCGGCGTTGGTTGGGGTGGCGATAGTTGCAGCAGCAGATGTCGCTCCAGCTTTCGTCTTGGTCTTTAGCTGCCAAGCAAACATCGAGAGAGCCTTCAGCATACGCGAGCCATCTTTGAGATACTCGTTGTAAGCGTGTGCCCAAGGTAGAGCTGGGAAAGCGTCAGGCACACCCCAGATTTGACCTGCTCGGCGGTTCACCTTAGAAGCAAGCATACGATACTTAGCGTCAACAGGCTGGTTCTGGATGGTGGCAGCAAAGCGACCACCCATAGGCTCGTAGGTGTCAGCTGGATACCAGCGGTTCATCTGCACAGCTTTAGGAGCAGTAGAGTTTAGCTCCTGCTCGTAGCGAGTCCAGCTTCTGCGGTAGTAGCGGATAATCTCTTGGTTGTCTGGGTCGGTGACAACGCCAGTAATCTCATTGAATGGGATTCGCTGGAACTTCTTGGTCGAAACCTCGCCAAGAATAAAGAACTGACCATCGGTAAAGTGGCTGCGCTCATTGATTGCCTGTGCCTCAGCTGAGAATAGAACATCTTGGTTCTGCTCGTCAGACATGATTCTGCGGATGCGCGGAGGCTGCTCGCTGAATGAAACGCCCTTACCAAAGATGTAGCTTGAGCGAAGACCGCAACCACGCTTTAGAAGTGGGTTGGCTTCAGAGTTCTCGCGGATAACTCCAGCAGCACGCTGAAGCTCTTCAAGCTTGAAAGCGTCTACCAGCTCAACCTGCCCATAGAGAGTCCAGCCTTTATCTTCGAAAGCCAGCATAGCTTGAGCCATCGAAGCGTAGCTTTCGCGAAGTAGCTCATTTTCGTTTGCAATCGCTCCAAATTGCTCTGAAAGTTGGGTGAAATCCATCAAAAAGTCCTTAAAAGTCGGTGTAAGACTATTCTACCATACCCAGCTACTATAAAAGGGGAACTGCTCGTCAAGTGGATTCGTGTCCCAAGTCACAACATCGCCCGGTTTCTTATCGCCAAACTTAGAGTTAACGATGTGCTCCAAGTTTGCAGCAGCGTAAACCAAAGCATCCAAATGGTCAGGGGATTTAACACCGCGTGAACGCATGTCATCCTTCGATTCAATCTGGATTGCACCCTTAGCAGAGAACTTATACTGAATCATCATAATCTCATCCAGCAGTGTCTTGTCGTCTGGGTCTAGGTCAATGCTGCCATCGAGCATCTTCTCGCGCAGGAAGTCAAAGTTGTAAGCACGAGCGTTTAGCCAGCGCGTGTTGTCTGGGCTAGCAGCAGAGCCTAGCATCGAGATGACAGTATAAGAGTTGTTTGCGATATTCACAATAAGGTCAACTACCGGGCCACCAAGACCCGATGCGTCAACGCGCACTTCTTTAACGCCATGCTCAATCGCAAGCCTGTGCACTCGGTTAGCCGATTCGATTGCGGTAGCCTTAGTCCAGCTGTCGAGCTTTCGGCAGCGACCACCGCGATTGATGTAAACCACAGAGTCATCCTCACCGAAACGCGCAAGGTCAACGCCCAGCACAGCAGGGATATCCATATCATCGTCAACCTCAGCATCAATTGACCTGTCAATTGCAGACTGCGAGAAGAAGGTGTTGTCAGCCTCGTCTGGGAACTCAGCGAGAATCTTAGACTTGTATCGAGCAGACTCTTCGCCCCACGAAATCTTCTGGCGCTCCACCCACTCGCGCTGGATAAGCAAAGGCTTCAGCTCTTCAGGGATTGCCTCGCCGGTAAAGTTAGGCGTGTCAAACGCCGAAATCTTAATCTTGTGCCAAGTCGGGTCTTCGCGGAAAATCTTGTGGAACGGAGTTCCGCGCGAGTCAGGGTTTCCAATCGCCAGAACGCGAGCACCCTCTGTGTTGGTAACAGCTTCGGTAGCGGTATAGAGGTCTTCCGGAATACCACCAGCCTCATCCAGAACAACTAGAACATATCGGCGGTGGATACCTTGGAAGGCAGAAACGATATCTTTGTCAGCAGGTCTACGACCCCAAGCCATAACTGTTCCGTCATCGAGCTTCCACTCCTGAGCTTGGGTAATGTAACCCGGCAGCTTTACGCCATGCTCGGCAGCTAGGCGGAAGTTGTCTTGGATTTCCTTGAACAGAACTCGCGCAATCTGGATATAAGTAGGCGCAGAACAAATCACAGCAACATCGCGTGAATCGTGAACCGCAACCCACCAAACAGCAATAATGCCAGCAAGACCACTCTTGCCGGCTCCGTTACATGATACAACCGCTGTGTGGGAGTTCTCAACCACAGACCGGGCAATCTCCTCCTGCTTACTCCACAGGGTCTTGCCTAGAACCTCTTTAGCCCACAGCTTAATGTCGGTAAGGTATTCTTCCTTCTTAGACCGCGAGCGCAAATCTGCAATCACCGCGTCTAATACATTGTCAATCAATTCTCTCGCTCCGCCATAATCTCGCCCTTAGCGTGCAGCAAACCTTCGGCAACTAGCTCTTCAAGCTCGCCTCGGCTAATCTGTGGGTAACGCTCAGCCAGCTCGTTCTTTGCAAACGACAAAGCAGAGTCCATCGCACGCAGTAGCACGCCCTGCTGGAACTCGGTAAGTTTAATCAGGTTCTCATCCAGCTCCTGCTGCTGGCTATCTAGGCGCTTGCCGATAGTCTCAAGGGTCTTCAGCAATAGTCGCTGGGTGTCAAGGTCGCCGGTCTTCATGGCGTTGTCGGTCAGAACTTCCTTGAGCTGGTTCAGCTCGGCAAGGAGTAGTTGGCGTTGCTCGTGCTCGGTCCAAATGTTGCGCGAGGCTAGCAGTTGCTTCACATGCACAACGGCCTGAGCTGCCGGAATACCAGTCAAACGCTCAAGCTCAACACCTGACTTACCGCCAGCTGCTGCTTTAATTAGAACATCATCGAGAAGAGCAATGCCACCCATTAGAGACCCTTATTCCAGACCAGCTTCTGTGCCTCGAACTGGATGCGAGCATCGGTCAGCTTATCCTCAAGCTTCTCTACCTTGTCGGCTAGCTCGTTGTGGCGGATGATTAGCTCTTGGATGACCTGCTGCATCTCGTAAAGCATTTCCTGAGTTTCGTCTTCTTCTACTGTGTCAGTAGTGTCTTCGATTGGGTCATTGATTCCACGCATGTTGGCTCCTTGAAAGTTTTAAAAAATTACCGCGAAAAATTTTTGGGAAGGCGTTTTAGAGGTCGCCTAATTCCATCCGATATGTTTGAATAGCCTCGTCAATGATGTCCCACGCTTCGTAGTCGCCAGCCATCTCGAAGTAAACCATCTCACAGTCCTCGGTGGTTACATCGCAGAAAGTGGCTACCCAGACATCGGCATCGCTGTCGTCTTGGGCAGGGTCGTGCAAGTCTAGGTGGATGGAGTAGTTACCATACCCGGAGAGATTAACAATAAGTTCTGACATGCGACTATCTTACCACATTGTTTTATGGTAAGTTACGCAAATAATTCCGAAAGTGAGGCGGAGTTCGTGTGGGTGTGCCGCGTGACAAAAATAAAACTATCTTACCATAAAATGATTTGTTTGTCAAGTCATTTTCGGTAACGATTTCGTTATAAACTTTTTTCGTGTTTTGGCACTTTTCGGGTTCAAAGTGTGGTTTACTTTTCTTGTCACCGAAAGACGGAGACAGAAAGAAGAA